CATGAACGGGCCTTTTACTTCCTGATACTGATACTCTTTCAGTTTGGAACGTACAAAGGTTTCCAGTTCACGGAAGATAGTCCAGCCGTCATTGTGCCAGAACACCATGCCAGGCGCCTCTTCCTGCATGTGGTACAAGTCGAGTTGTTTACCGATTTTACGGTGATCGCGTTTCGCGGCCTCTTCCAGACGCTGCAGGTAGGCGTTGAGCGCTTTTTTATCTGCCCACGCAGTACCGTAAATACGCTGCAACATCTTGTTGTTGCTGTCGCCACGCCAGTAAGCGCCGGCGATTTTCATCAATTTGAAATGATGACAGAAACGCATGTTCGGTACGTGCGGACCACGGCACATATCGACATATTCTTCATGATGGTACAGGCCAGGCTTGTCATCATGGGCAATGTTTTCATCAAGAATGGAGACTTTGTAGCTCTCGCCACGCTTCACGAAGGTTTCACGCGCTTCGTGCCAGCTTACTTTTTTCTTAATGACGTCATAGTTGGTTTCGGCGAGCTCGTGCATACGTTTTTCGAGCGCGTCGATATCTTCCTGGGTCAGGGTATGGTCAAGATCAACGTCGTAATAGAAGCCGTTATCGATGACCGGGCCAATCGCCATTTTGGTGTTCGGCCACAGTTGCTTGATAGCGTGACCTAACAGGTGCGCACAGGAGTGGCGGATGATTTCCAGACCGTCTTCGTCTTTGGCGGTGATGATAGACAGCGTTGCGTCATTTTCAATCAGATCGGACGCATCAACCAGCTCACCGTTCACACGACCGGCAATGGTCGCTTTCGCAAGACCCGGACCAATGTCCAGAGCCACATCCATTGGACTCACAGCACGATCGAAATGGCGTTGACTGCCATCAGGAAGAGTAATTACAGGCATTTCATATCCTTAATTCGCAGTGGTGACCCACACGAAAGATCACATGCAAAATCTTATTTTAAATAATTATCAGCAGGTTAGATAAGGTTTTCGTCTTCACTCTGACGAATGTGTACATTAGCGTGTACAAAATGCTAAATGTACCCTTCTCTTCTACTGATAAGCTCACCACAGATAGTACACGTCTAATCAGTACGATAAAAGGTTAGTGTTAACTTCATCACACACTAAGCTCATCTACTCCCCGTTCTATTATGCTGTTAATAAACAGCGCCCGGACCGAATGCCTATACTTCATTTATCAAACTGGAGGTGCATATGTGCGGACGATTTGCCCAGGCGCAGACACGCGAAGAATACTTGGCTTACCTCGCCGAAGAGGCCGAATGCGACATAGCTTTTGACTCCGAGCCTATTGGCCGGTTTAACGTCGCTCCTGGCACGAAAGTTCTCCTGCTCAGTGAACGCGACGAGCACCTACATCTTGACCCTGTGATATGGGGTTACGCTCCGGGTTGGTGGGATAAAGCGCCACTGATTAACGCTCGCGTCGAGACTGCAGCCACCAGCAGAATGTTTAAACCACTATGGCAGCATGGCCGGGCCATCTGTTTTGCAGACGGCTGGTTTGAATGGAAAAAGGAAGGTGACATAAAGCAGCCCTATTTCATTCATCGCGCCGACGGTCAACCGATTTTCATGGCTGCGATCGGCAGCACCCCGTTCGAACGTGGCGACGAGGCCGAGGGGTTTCTCATTGTGACTTCCGCTGCTGATAAAGGCATGGTCGATATTCACGACAGGCGACCATTGGTATTGAAGCCGGAAGCGGCTTGTGAATGGATGCGACAGGGCACTGGCGGGAAGGAGGCGGGCGAAATTGCAGCCGAGGGGGCTGTTCCTGCTGATAAATTTGTCTGGCACGCTGTTACGCGTGCCGTGGGTAACGTTAAAAATCAAGGACGGGAGTTAATAGAACCAAGCCGTTAATACTTATAGGACATGCTTCACTGTCTGCTATGAGCGAAAAGCAGAGTCCGTAATGCCTACTTACATCGAGGTGCATTGAGCAATGGAGAACTGGTCAAAATATCGTTGTGCCGCGCAGCGGAACACTTGAACTCAATGTGTAAATAATTATTTTAAAGCCTTTCTCATTAAATTAATCACTTAACTGATAAATAATCAAAATAATCCATAATTTCCATCCTGACAAAAAGCGAAAGCAAATAATAAACGAGCAAAAAAAAATAATAGGAATACAATTAATACAAATACATCTGCTAGGTAAATTTTATGACTATTTTTGATGACCTAAAAATGTTTCTGGATAGATCTGTTGAAGTGACCTGCCCTCACTGCTCTCATGTCATGGAACAAAAATCCAGTAAAATCAGTAAGAACATCACCTGCATTTGTCCGAAATGTGGACATTTCTTTCTACCAGTTGAAAAGTAATGAAAAATATTCAAAGCTCCTATATTCTGTTTTAATTAAACAGTATCTCTCAGTAGCTAATGCTTGAAATTGAGCATTATTATTAACACTAGCATAGTAGGCAACCATGGAAAATAATACGGAGGAAATGATTACATGCGACATTATCGAGAGTCGACTCCAGGGGGAACCTTCGCACCCTATCATCATACACCGGGTCGCTTTTAATAACGGTAAATTCGCTTTAATTCGCAGTACTAGCAACGTTTTCTTTACTAATGGTTCCGTTCTCAAGCGAAGTAGCCAAAGCTGGCTCTATAATAGCAAACAGGTAAAATTACTGCCTTTTGAGTATATTACTGAGTTAGAATCCCAAAGGAGGTTCTACGAGAACAACAATATTTCTGCGGAAAATTAACATCATCATCCGTATAATTATTTGATGTTACACTATAATCTAGTGCTGAATTACTTTTGCAGAGCAGGCTATTTGCGCTTCATGAAGAGTCGGTATACGCATGGAAAATATTTGATTGCCTTTATTTTACAGATTCAAGAACCAGTAAATTCATTCTTAAGGTCTTCTGCTAACACCAAGAAATAAAAAAATCTATACACATCCGTTGCATGTACATAATAGCGTTGCTTTTTATGCCGGGCAGTAAATTCCGAATGTAATCTCAGTTGCTTAGTTAAAGGTGACCTGGAGAGTGACTATAATTCTTTTTCAATCCAATTCCCCTGCTCATCCTTTACGACCTCAATAAATTCATCAGAGGGGGCAGGTGTTCCACCTTCATCCTCCCACTCGCTCAAGGAGTGTTGCCATTCTTCCTGTGACATAACTTTCCCAGTTTTAGAATTACGCAGATAAACCTTCATAAGATTCCCCATCAGATACAGTTTTTACCTAAGATTATAGATGAACTTTGCCCTTCATCTGCGCTCATTGCTCTGATCTGCTCCCCACGGCTTGATGCAGATAGATGTTAAAAATCCGCTTCTGACGCAGGGCTAACAAGCGGCACAATCATCACGTCAACTATGAGCAATGATTGTACCTAAAACTCCCAACAATGCGGCAAAAAGTGATAATACTAAACAAGCAATATATTTTTAATCACCAATATCTTTAGGTCGTTTTATAGAGAGCGTTTTATTAATCTAAACGACTCATATTTCGACATAAGGATAATCTCATAAAAAAATATCACAATGTTATTAACGCCCGCTATTGGCTGTGAGTTCAACCGACAGAAGCATATCGCCTATCGTTTTACCTGATGACAGGCAAATCAGAAAAGCGCGTCGTGTACCTTGGGCTCAACATTTCGCGCTTCATTTGCCACTGCTGCTGGATTCCCTGCCCAGCGATGAAGGTTGAGCGGTTTTCGTTAAAGTACTTTTTGAATTAGGTGGTTAGATGGAGTGTAAATATTCAGGCCTCTGGTTAATCTGCTACTGGCTCGTCAGATTTTTGGGACTCCAGTGCTTCAACGCGTGACATAAGTTCGTCAATCTGCGCCATCAGAATCAGAATCGCTTCATGATGCAGCGCTGCGGCAACGCCAGCCGTGTCAGGACTGAGCACATCTTTAATTACGGTACCGTCGTCCAGCTCTCTGTTGCCAGTGACAAAAACGTTATCCGGGAATACAGATTGAACCTCCTGAGCAATAAACCCGATACCCGGTGCGACACCGTCCAGGCGTTTCCACGAAACACCGCGAATGGCCTGCATTTTCTCCAGGGGATTCTCTATCCTTGCCACGTCGTATTTCAGGCGCTCGTCGGAGTTTGAAATCCATGTTCCGGGGGCTGTTGCCGAACCGAACTGATCAAAAAGATACCTGGTATAACCTGAACTCGAAGTGGGCTGGACAGCAATGACCGCCTTAGACCCCGCGCCCTGGACAGCCAGACCGTGAAACAGGAACTGTGCCCCGTTATACACACCACTATTCCAGCCTGAGCTGGTTAACGGTGTCACTGTTTCTGTGCCAGCAGCGGGGGCTACAGCAGGAGATGCAGCTCTCAAATAAACGCTACCGCTGATGGTTCCACCGGTTTTGCCTTCAACTGTATTCAGACGGTTATCATTTCCAGGGCAAAACGATCCGGGGGTGGTGCCGAATGGGTTTGCTAATCCCGTCCCGCCCTGCCCCTGGCTGAGCGGTGTTGTTAGCCCGTTCAGTGAAGTGATATCTGAGTTCGCCCCTTTTTTTGCCAGCGACTTCTGGCCGGGAACCGTGACGGCCACACCGTTAGTCGTGATAGTGACGTCACCCGCCCCGTTCATCACGTCGGCGAAACCGCTCATATTTTTTTGATACAGCGTCAGCGTCTCAGCAATATTCTGCGCCAGTCCGTCCACGCTCAGCGAATCACTCAGCAGGATGGCGTAAGCGGTACCGGCTGCAATTGCCGGGTTTGCGGCTGGCGTTACGGTGAGCTGGGTGGCGCTGTTGATTGCCGTTATCTGGAATACCTGTACCGGGTTTGCCAGAGTGACCAGGGTGCACCCAACGCGGATCAGTGAGCCTGCCACTGTAAAGTTCGTGCCAGTACCCGTCAGCGTATTGCCGCTGATGGCTATAGTGCCAGTTGTGTAAATCATATTTTCTCCAGGCATAAAAAAACCCGCCGGAGCAGGTTTATTTGATTTGGTTTTAATTTATTTGCAGGTAGACGTAGTGAAGTTATTTTTATTCACCCAGCGCCAGTTAAACGGATAACCGGCCCTGTATTCAATCTGGTTCGCTACGGTGCGGACACCGTAAATTTCAACGGCTTGTGGCTGACCACCCAGCATGGCGGTAGCCTGACAAACTGGCGTCTGTTTTTCCAGAATAGCGCCGGAACAGGCAGACAATACAACCACACCCAGCAGGATCATTAATTTAATTTTCATTTTAATACTCTCATCGGCGTTAATTTATAAAAACTAACCTGATGGTAGAAACATATAAAATAGATTTAATAGATCAATTAAATGAAAACGATCGATTAAAACGATCAATTAATCGTAAGCTGCGGTATTTATCGCCGTTAAGATGCAGCCTGAATCACTGGAGCCTACCGGAGAACCTCCCGGCTGCTGGCTGGTCGCGGCGGTGAATCTTGTTGATACCCCGTTATACGCACAGCTTGTGTAAGCCGTTACAGGGATTATTACGATTTGCCCACCTGGCGCTGATGTTTGAAACAATGTCATTCCGTGAATCATACCGCACACCGCGTAGCTCCCAGAAAGGGTTATATCCATTGTTAGCCCACATTTCCCATTACCAACACCAGGCGTGCCAACTGTTACCAGATCAGACAGGACGCGGGTCTCATTGGTGAGAACAACCTGACCCGCCGCGTCCCAAACAACCAAACCCCAGGCAGGGGCTGTTTGAGGGAATATGCCGAAAATATATGCGGTAATGGTGAAATTTCGATTCAACACGTCGCTACCGCTAAAATATATTTTACCCCCCCCTTTGCTCGCCCCAACTATCACACCTGGTAAGTTACTTTTCACAAACACCATCGCAGGCCATGAAGCAGGCCAGTCAATAGAACTCGCCGCGCTGCCGCCTGATGAGTTAACGATATACTTGCCATACATAGACATTGGCGTTGAAACTGGCGTAACAAATGGCTGTCCGCTACTGGTTGAAAGCAAAACGCCAAAGTCTGACATTATATATTTTCCAAAAAAACAACCATATCAACCTCGTTAGAGGTGTAGTTTCCAACCCCGATAGTTGATGCCGGGTAGATGTTTATAGTGTTTCCTGATGCCTCAATCCTTCGCCCAACTGATGGAGAGGATCCGGATTCAAGAGTCAGGGCAAATCCCACTTTCATTCCTGAGGGAATGTTTGCAAACGACCAGGAGCCTGAGGTTTGCCCCGCCGAAAGGTGGATTGTTTGAATCACACTCACTGGTTTGATACCGTAGTTATTAGGAATGCCGTTAGCATCCCAGGTCATAATTCCAAAATCGCTCACCAGTTCCTCCTACCATGTGCCCGTAATACGCCCAATCTGCACTCTTACACGTCCTGCCGAATCCCTGACAGTAATTTGGTTATTTGTCTGTTTCATTGAACCTCCCGTTCCAGAACCATAGTTTTCAAATGTTCCGTCTTTACCCAGACGCCACCCTACAGAACCTGCCACAAAGTTATTCGACTGGATATACGCACCAATTTTTGCGTTGGTGATAGTCCCGTCCTGGATAAATGTGTCACGAATAAACGTCTGGCCGTTCTGAATAACAAACGGCAGCGTGACGGCTGAACCAGCCTGAGACATAACAGCGAAGCGGTCAGCAAGGAAAATAACCTGTGACTGCATGCCGCCAGGTGTGTTCTGCACACCCAGCCCCATCCCTGCGGCGTACTGCACACCGTTGACGTCAATGCCGACTTTGATGCTGTACATCGCATTCAGATTGCCATTCACATCAGCTATCGCCTGGGCGTTCGTGGTGATAGCGGCGGCCTGGCCGTTTACCGTGACGCTGAGTGAGTTGATTTTCGTTGCAGAGGTTTGCGTAAAATCAGACATCGTTTTCGCAAAATCAGTGATATTGGCATTGCCGCCAGCCGTGGCATCCAGGGTTTTCAGCGACTCAGCGACAGCTTTGCTCGCGTCCACCATCACGTTATCAACGCGCTGGATACCGGCACTGTTTGCACCGTACTGAACACTGAGCGTCATTCGGGTGTTGACCTGCGCCAGCGTTTCCTGAATCAACGCCACCGCCGTGTTTTGCACCCCACCAGCAGCATTAGCCGTTTTCCCTGACAGTTCGTCGAACCGGGATGCGGTAGCGCTGTCCAGGGTGGACACCGCTTGTGTAAGCTGGGTTACGTTAGCGGTATTGTCCTCCGTCTGCGCCGTCAGCGTATCAACTGCCGTAGCGCGGGCCTGAGTCTCATCGGAGAGCGCCTGCGTGAGCTGCGTTACCTGTGCAGCATTCTGGTCTGTTTTCGCCTCCAGGCGCGTCACGTCCGTAACGCGGGCCTGTGTTTCGGTGGCGATCACCTCCCGCAACTGAGTGAATGAGGCACTGTTTGCGCCGTTCTGCGCCGACTGCCGCACCACCACATCAGCGATAGCCAGGGCATTACCAATGATGGCCTCTGCCGTCTGCCGGTTCGCACCCACTGCAGCCGCCAGTTGGTCCGCATTTTGAGTGATTGCCATGGCGAGGTCAGCAACGGTTTTGCTGGTTTCAACTGCGTTTTCGATGATGTCTTTGAAAAGCGCCGAGTCTTTTATTTCATCCAGAATAGCGTCAGTAATGTCTGATACGTCGATGCTGGCCTGCCCCCTCACCCAGTCGGTGTAACCTCCCTGGTTGCCAATGCGGTCAACGAGTCGAGCCCTGTACCAAAACTCCTGGCCCGCCTTTAATCCCATCTGTTGGTATAGATGCTGCGGGTATGGAACTGCTGCCAGCAGCATCGGGTTGGCTCCATCAGCGGTCAGGCTGTACTGCAATTCCGTACTCAGCGTATCAGCAGTATCTGCCGGGAATCCCCATGTTATGTTTATGCCAAAGACGACATCGTCAGTAGCTGCAAGTCCTACTGGTTTCGGCACATCACCAGACCGCCCTTTCAGATGCGTGAGTGCGGATATTGCCCAAAGACTGGAGGCACCGCCGGAATTAATGGCGCGCACCCGTACCAGATAATCGCCTTCGAAAATGCCTGGCACCTCGATATTACGCAGCCCGGTTTCCGGGATATTTATCCACTCGTTATCTCCGCGCTTCCACTGCGCACGGTACGACACAATATCAGCCTGCGGCTTGCCGTTTTTGTCGAGCGGGGCATCCCAGGACGCCTGCAACGTAGCCACCCTCTGCCCCTGCCGTACTGCGTCGTAGCTGGAGATAATGACATTAGAAGGCTGACTGACCAGCCCTGTGGGTATCAGGCTGATTGGGGGCGTGTCCAGTCGCGCATTGTTGTCCACAGCATCATATTTGGAGGCGTTATATTCAGCCCCGGTAATCGAAAATGAGTTTTCTTCATCGTTGTAAGCCAGCCGGGTAACGCGGAAATATTGCAATCTCAACTGTCCGGCATCAATGACGAAGATGGCATTTGGAGCGGGAGCAGAATTGAATGGGGACGCAATAATGATTTGTGTACCATTAACTGCCTGTATTGTCCGGCTCTCAACCAGCCCACCCTGTGTTCGGATCATTAGCGTATCGCCAGCTACAGCGCTGGTTCCCCTGTCGGTTATCACCGCCTTAATCCCAGGTGCATAGTCTGTAATACGCCCGCCGTAAATGCGCCCAGAAACACGCTCATCAGCAAAGGCGAATACGGTACCCGGAACATAAACGAAACCATCCAGACCCGTCTGTAATGTAATTAACCGATCCAGTGAGTTTGAGTAAACCGCCCAGCCCCCACGCCGCTGCGCTTCACTTTCCCTCGTGCATCCGATAGCAGTGATCTGAGTCTGCTTAAATTTGAACTGCCTGACCAGGTCGGGGAACATCACCGCGGTGGTGCGATCCTGATAATGGTTGTCCGGGTCGCTGAAATTGATGAGTGCAGAGCTGTAACGGTTTTTTTCACTTCCGCTGGAATAAACGGGTTTGCCAATAACTGAGGCTCGGGTAAGGATTTGAAGTTTTGACGTATCAGCCGGCATGTCAGAAATGACATTGAACATATTGCTGCCCCAGAACGTCATACCGTTAAATCCAGCAGCAATATCTTTAATCACCTGCCATGCGTCTGACTGTGTCTGGATATATACGTCGAACATGAAACGCGGCTCGGTACCACTACCACCTTTGCCGTCAGGAACCCGCTGATCACACCGCTGTGCGATGCGGTATAGCTCCCATTTATCAAGCATATCCGCTGTCACCCTACGACCAAGTGCAAAACGTGGCTCTGTCAGTACATCAAACCAGATCCATGCCGGGTTGTTCGTCCATCCCCACTTGAATGTACCGTCCCACATACCGCTGTAAGACCGCGCTACCGGATCATAATTGGAAGGGATGCGGATTATCCGGCCTTGTGGTTTGCAGGATATTTTTGGGATATTGCTGAATGATTTGGCATTAAACGACACATATAGCAGCGCTGTGTGCGGATAACGCAGCCTGGCGTCAATCACCTCTGTGATGGCCTGCACCTGCGTTTTATTCTGCAACATCTGGCTGGTGCTGTCGGCAGTATCGCGGACAACGCGAATCTGCCAGCCGGTATTGGCTTTCGGTAGGTTGATGCGGTGCGTCAGTTCATACAGCGAACTGAGCTTTTCTGTCACCGTTTTGGTCAATACCGTGGAGTAAGCCCCGCCATCAACTGCGAGATCGATATGGTATTTAACGGTGGTTCCAACGATATCGCCGTCATTTTCCTGTTGTTGCAACCCTGGGATGCCTATTCGCACCAGTACTGCGTCGATTTGTGTATTGCTGATTGCCCGCGTCCATGGCGTTACGGCTGTCAGGGAAACACCGATACTGGTCTCGTTCTCGACCGCCGGGAAACCAGAAATTGGATCCTGTACCTGTGTGCCCGGGCGAAAATCCCATGAAACGTTTTCGAAGTTCATCGACCCATCAGCGTTGCCCAGCGGCGTACCGTCCAGGAAAATGCGGGTCGCATCCAGCCCACCAGCAAACTCCCCTTCCCCCAGCGCCAGCAGCATACGGCATCGCGCCATGGATTGAGCTGAGTCTGGCTGTTCAACAGGCGTGTGTTGTTTCTGGCTGCCGCCTTTCGCACCAGTGATCGTTGCCATATTGCGTCCATAAAAAAACCCGCCGAAGCGGGTGTTTAATAAACCTATGGCGCTTATTTCACTCGCCACATCCTATATTGCCCCCAGAAACCGACCTCTGCGAGATATTCCTGGTCTTTCCCGTCGGCATTAATATCAAGAGTTTTTCTCATTCCCATGCTTAACACATCACATTCATTACTGACGCGTAATTTATGCGGTCCGTTAGTTAAATAAGCAGTAACGAACTGGTTTTGACGAAGCTTAGCAATATCCTTTTCATCAATCTGAACAAGGAATTTACATGTCCCGCCACTGCCACCACCTATAAACTGCTTGTTTCTTGTTACAGTTACCCTGGTCTGTTGCATACCAGGTGTAGGTTCAACAATTTGTTTATTTATGATTGTTTCAGCTGGACCATATGGCCGCGCGCAGCCAGAAAGCAAAATTGCCCCTATCACTGGAATTAAAAGCTTATTCACTATCATCTCCTTGTTTATTATGCTCTCAGACATAGTATCTGTGGCACCAATAAAAAAAAGGACGTGAATTAAACTGATAATTAAATATCTTCTGCGACAATTCCCGCACTTATGATGGCGCCGCCAATTTCACGTTCGCCGTAAAGTATTGCGACAGGATTCCCCATCGCCAGTGTGTTGACAGCTCCACCGAAAGCGTAGCTGGGTTTGTTATCAGGGTCGTCACGGCTTTGTAGTCCTTTGGGCTGCGGAGAGAGCATTTGATAAATACCACCAGCCATCATGCCCACACCGGAAACCATCAGTGACGCAGCCAGTGGTGAGGCGGTCCCCCCTGAAATTACGGTCATTATAACCCCGGCAACTACCATTACAGCGCCGAGAATGGTCTGGAAAATACCCGCCTTTTTCGCACCCTCCATCACCGGCGCAATGCGAATATCGCTGTCACCACCCAGGCCTTTGAAATCATCCATCCCGATGTTACGTTTCCCCCGGAATACCGCGAACGTCATTCCGTTATTTTTAGCGTTCATCAGGTAACCTTCCAACCCGTCCAGGTTAATACATAATGCCTTTACGGCCTCCGCAGGAGTTTGCACCGCCAGTTTATGAACGCGCCCGAACCGGGCTCCCAACGCACCATAAAGGCGAATCGTCGTTAACCGCGCCATGGTTTTATCTCCGGTGGTAAGTCTTTGTGGCGGACGCAGATCACCGTCCTTTCTTTGAAATAGCCACGCAGATAAGGGGTGATACATGACGGCTGTCCGTACAGGTGGTGCAGGAGTTCGCCTTCTTCGGTGATGATCCCGGCATGATTCCACTTAGCCGATTCAACCTGCATAATGACCATGCATCCGGGCGCCGGGTCGCATTCGACAAACCCTTCCCGCTCCCAGTTATCGAAATAAAGGTTGTCCGGGAACTGGCTTTCCCACCATGGGTAATCCACGCGGAAATCGTTAAGCGTGACACCCTGGGTGGTGTGCCAGTCCATGATCAGCCCCCAGCAGTCGTGCGTGCCCAGAATGAACGGGCGGCCAATCAGCGGGATGGCGTCCGGCGTGACCTCTGCATACTCATCACAGTCGGGCGCATAGATGCCCCAGACCACGCCAGAGTTGTTGCACTGCTGGCGATCGAGGTCTGACGGGATAGGTCGGGCACCATCACCCGGGTGGGAGTGGATGACGCGGATAATGGTTCCGGCATCCTCGGCATTCGCCCAGTCCTCACCGTCAATGCGAAAATGCTCTGTCGGGTTTTCGTGGCTGTTCGATACCGGGATGTAACGCTGACGCCGCCCCGACTGGATGACGAAGCCGCAGCACTCGCGCGGTGATTCCTCCAGCGCGTGAGCCCGGATGGCAGACATAATAGTTTTGTTCATTTTGATGTCCGATTATCGGGTGAAGAGAACCGTTGCGGGAAAACCACCAAAATCAAGAATAGCTGTGTTCGGTTCGACTAATCCGGCACCAAATCGCTTACGACAATCACTGAGGCACCCACCGCATACGTCAAGCGCCGGGTCAGCCACCGCATTACCTTTCGCATCGAAATACGCCGTACCGTTGTAGGTACAGCCGTCACCGCTGCGGTATTGCCCGCGCAACGCCCATTCACAGAGTGAAGTAATTTGCCGGGTCGGGATGACCAACCCCTGCAGATCTGCCGGGCAACTGAGAGACCATGTAACCACTTCGTCATCTTCTGATGATTTGGTATCCAGCCAGAATGTCTGTAATGAGAACGCCGTTGGGTCTGCTGTTGGATTCACGCCACCAGGAAAGTTCACTGAATCGAGGTAAACAGCATAAGTGTCAATGATGCTGACCTTCGCGTTAACCATATCTTTAAACTGCAGACAAAGCGCAGTGATATGTCCGTCAAGGTTAGATACGCTAAGTTTTGGCTCTGCCGCCTGTTCTGTTGATAACTCCAGGTCAGTTAACTGAAAAGGCCAAAACTCGTAAGTGTTACCGCCAAAGAGAATCGGCTTTGGCCCAAGTTTTTGCTCATCACCATTTGCAGCATCAATTTCTGCCGGGGTGTGCGGGAACGGGGAGTAATGAAAGCGGTGTATGCCTCCACTGAATTCTGAGGCGTCTACTTCGACCAGGCGGACCCTGCCACCTGGTGCCAGCATCGCTGCCTGATCAATCAATGCCATTATGCATAGACTCCATAGGCCCGTTTGATGTTAAAAGTCAGCTCTGCGAATTTGCTGCTAATCTGGTTTTTTCGCACGGAGTCAGCAACTACTCTGTAAAGCCCTTTTTCCTCGCCCGGCGGCGCGATAATGAAGGCTTTAACGGTATGTGCCAGGAGGAAGTTTCGAACTGCATTCACTTCTTCTTCACTACCTGTATGCTTCATTGGCACCTGGATAGCAGTCGAATTTATGCCGTTGTCTGCAACCTGCTCATAACCATCACCGAACTGAGCTGCTCGCACTGTCTGGCTGTATTCGACAGCACCCGCACCAAGCTGAGAACGCCATTTGTATGTTTCAACGGCCATATTTGCTCCATAAAAAAGCCACCCTAAGGTGGCTATGTTAATTTTCATTAAACGAATTAAATAATCATTTGGCTTATTCGGAAGGAGTTGGGCCGCAACGACTTACATATGAATTTCCATCAAGGTCCACCCAAGATTCACTTCTTCCCTCAGGGTAAATGGCTTTCTCCCCAACCTCATAGTTTACACCTTTGGAAAATATCCCTTTGGAAGTCATCGCAATGTGCACGTAAAAAGGATGGTAGCCAACATAAGCTCCAAAACCATTTTTGCCCGCTATTCTTCCGCAAACAAAACCACTTACGACATCCTCAGACAGTTGGGTTTTGTCCTGATTAAACCTAACCATTTTGAACTTGGCACTATCTGGGTCCATCAACCCATTAGCAATTTCCTGCTGCCCAAGCTGCAAAGCTTTTTCCTCAGTTGGTTTACACGCTGCGAGTGCAAAACAGACCAAACTCAAGCAAAGCTTTTTTTTCACAATCATCCCCTGAATAGTATTTTTCCCCAATGATAACCAGGGGATGCTTTTGTGTAACCAGGTGCGTGTGATATTGCTATCTCAGAATCAATCCCAGCCAATCATCTGGGCTGGAACTGCCTACCAAGAAGGCCATCACTTCTGGCAGCCCTCATCAAGACCTCGGTCACTTTGGCCTCAATTTCCTTTCCTAGCGCCCTTGCTGCGGCGCTTCCATCTCCTGATGTGGTGGAAGTCGCATTGCCTTTGTTATCGACGTAAATATCGATGTTGACCTGCGGAGCTGATCCGCCCCCCCCTTGCGCCCTAACCCCAAGACGCCCAGCAGAGTCACGGGTCAGCGGCATGATCGCCTCAGCGCCTGCTTCTGCAAACACACCGCCTTTGGCGAACTTCGATGTTCCCTGGAAGGCGAAATACTGGGGGGTGTCGTAGACACCATTCACATACTGGTGAAGGCCCGCTGATTCGTAGACACCACCCTTAGCATTCCTGACCGGCCCGACGAAATCTGGACTGCCGATACCGCCACCTTGAGGATTTGAAGAGCCACTTATCCACCCCATGGCCGCCTGAACGGCGTATGCCACAAGTAGCTGATTAACTACCTGGGCAATCATTTTGAGCATTGAAGTGGCAAACGATTTAAAACTGGCTGTACCGGTTGTCACAAGGTCTGTCAGCATATCGGAAATGCCACCAAACGCTGAACCAGCCGCATTGCGCATTGCCTCATATGTGTTTGTGGCCGTATCCACATAATCAGCCCATCCGCGTTTTGCACCTGCCTGCCAGTCACTTCGGAGTTCGTCCTCTTTGCGATATGTTTCCTCCTGCTGCGCTAACACCTTTTCCTGCGCATCAGGATTGAATGCATACGCTTCGGATAACCGCTGCCGTGTCGCCGCTCGTTCCGCTTCACGGGTTGACAAACCCTTTGCTGCGGCCTCAAGTTCCGCCTGTTTTGCCGCCTGCTGTTGCGCGAACTTTGTGGCCTGGTCAGCCAGGGTATTTAACTTCTGCTGCCGGGCAATCTGATCACCCAAACTGGCGTTGATATCAGCCTGAGAAAGCAATTTCTCTTTGTTCGCCAGCAGAGACTTTTCATCCAGCGTCAGCGCACGCCCTTTCGGATCATTTGCCGTCGCTTCGAGAATGCTGATTTTAGAAATCAGTTCCCATTGCTGCTTACGCTGCTGGCTGATCACATCGTTGACATCACGATGTTCTTGCAATGTCTTTAACTGCGACTGGAGGGCGAGCGTCTCAGCGTTGAAGGTGTCAAGAGAGCGATCGCCAGCATCAACTTTAACCGCCGGGGTTTTATCTGGATGAAACTGCTTGTTGATTGCATCAACAGCTTGCTGGCGCTGCTTCTCACTCCATTTATCAGGAGCTAATGCGACATTTTTCCACAGTTCAGATAGCGCTTTACTGCGCTTCTCCTGCCACGTCATTGATTGCTCAAGGATGCGGTTTTGGTAAATCAGTGAATCAGTACGCTTATCATCTGCTTCTTTTGCCGATTGGGCGGAGCTGGCAATATCTTTCTGCTGTTGGACCATCTGTTGCTGAGCGGAAATTTGCTCGCGTAAAGAAGCAATGGCTGCTAACTGAGCCTTGCGCCTTGCATCATATTCCTGATCACTACTGCTAGTATCATAACTGTATCCGTATCCCATCCGCTGGCGCTCAGGGAGAAGAGCCTTTTCCTTCTCGGCGAGCTGTGACTGCATTTTTTTGAGCATGTCGTCAGGGGCTTCTGGGCGGCCAACATTAAGAAGCTCATCCCACATGCTCTTAAGGGAATTTTTAACACTATTAACGGCACGCTCAATGAGCCCCAGATTGTTGATAATCTGCTGGCTACGGTTCTGCTCAGCCTGGCTGTACGATTTAGCTGCTGCTTCTGCCGCACCTTCTTTATCACCTCTCCGCTCAAGAGAAGCGATGTAATCGTATTGCGCGGAAGTGAGAAAATGGAGGGTGGAATTAAGTTCTTCTGCTGCTTTGGTTGGGCTATCGTACAGCTTCTGAAAGTTTTTGATCGTTGAATCTACAGACTGCCCAGTAGCTTCCTGCATTGCCATTGCAGCGCGGGTCACAGCCTCGAGTTGGCCAGTCTTGAATGTGCCAGCACCAACAACTTGTGCAAGGGTTCGTGCCGCTTCTGCTACCTTTCCACTCTGGCCGCCAATCTTTTGGGCCATGTCGGAAAGCTGACTTGCTGATTTCGCTGAGTAGTTCCCGGTCAGAATTAGTTGCTTGTTAAACTCTGCGGCCTCTTGGCTTCCCTGGTACCAGGCAACAGCTAATGCACCAATACCCACGACGAGACCTGTAATACCCAAAGTCAGAGGGTTAATGAAACCAATCATGGTCCGCAGGTAATCACCTACGCCAGTTATTGCGCCCTTTACGCCACCAAACTGGTCTTTAATCTGGCCGCCCTGCTGGAGGAGGATCAGGAACGGAGACTGGCCGCCTGCCAACTGGGTTGCAATATCGGTGAACTGTGCCGGGAGCGTACGCATAGCTGCGTTGTATTGCCCGACGGATATGCCTGCCTTCTGTGCCGCGATCTGCTGCTTTGTCAGCGCTTCCGGAAGCACATCGGCAACGCTAGAGAGGCGCTGGCGCGTCTGATTCAGGATGTCATTGAAGTGCTCGAACTGTGCGCCATTAATACGGCCCGCTTCGAAGTGCGCCACCAACTGCGCGTGCTGCTCATCCAGCGAATTGAATGCCCGAATCGTTGGGTCGATTGAGCCGAGCAGGTTTTTCAGCGAAGCAGTCTGTTTTTCTGCGGCCTGGGTAGCCGCCAGTTCGGTTTGCGCACGGGCTGCCGCTTCGCCGGTATCCGTCAGTTTAAGCCGGGTATCGTCGAGAATTTTGTTATAGGCCTGGAACGTATCGGTATCCAGAAACCCCTTTGTCTGGAAATTGCGCAGTGCAACCTGCTGCTCATCAAGACGGTTCAGGGCTTTGGTGACCGGGTCGATATTTTCAAGCAACCCTTTCAGGGCTTCGCGCTGTTCCCGGATACCTTCCGCCCCCTCGCGAGCGGAAGGTTTGACCCGTTTCGCGGCGTCTACCAGTGCGTCAGCGCCAGCTACTGCGCCTGTTGCAGCCTCATTCAGCTTATCCAGCTCGGTACTGGCTGTTTTCAGGTCAGATACGTCAGCCCTCAGCGTAATTGAGGCGATCTGGTCGGTCATTTGCTCGTCCCCTTATGCATTACTTTGAGAGCCTCGCTTTCCATGATTTGGATATCAGCCATGCAGGCCGCCGCATCCTCAACCCCGTGCATCTGAAACATCCAGGGGAGAACGTTGTAATCAAGTCCGGTCGCCCCGCCAGCGCCGACTCGCCATTGCGTTGCCAATGCAGAAAAGAGTGCGAACGCTTGCCATACTGACGGCAAAACTCCCAGCTCTTCCTCCACATCCTCAGGCGTTAAACCAAAAGCGTTCAGTTCCGCCAACGTCGGTCCCGGCGTGTACAACGCAGCAGCGACCTGCCTCAGTTTTTTTCGCGAATCCCCATCAGTTCTTTGGTGTAAGCCATGCCGATACTGTCGAATGCCCGGGGGTAGTTCTTCAACAAGGTGATCACATTTTCACGGTTAAAATCGTCCGGTAGCGCCCAGCCATCAACAATTTCAATCAGATAATCCGCCTGAGGCTCAACGGTTTCTTTTTTGCCCTCTGCTGCCTTCTGCAATTTCTCATCCATGGTGCGCAACTCTTCGAGCGTCTTATGGCGGAAGGTAAAAGTCAGTTGGCCGTCTTCGGCACCGGCGCGGGGAATGCTGGCCGTAACGGAAAAGGTTGGGTTTGGGATGAGGGAAAATTTGGTCATTTCGGTTCCTTGAAAACAGCGAAACCCGCCGAAGCGGTACGCATTAATAAAAGCCCGGCGAACCGGGCACGAATCATTAGCTGATGGTAACGGCGCACGCAGTAGAGGAGATGGTCTTGCCTGCTGCGTCGGTGACTTCGCAGGTATAAGAGCCAGCATCGCCGGAAGCGACCGAAGGAATGTTGAACGTCGATGCAGTTTTGCCGGGAATAGCCGTGCCGGCTTTCTTCCATACGTAGGTGTAAGGCGCTGAGCCCCCCTGCATTACCACAGCCAGGTCCAGCGCTGCGCCAGTGGCGACAGACTTGGTTCCCGACAGGTCGGTCAGGAACGCCAGCGGCATAACGGACGAATCAGCGATCGGGTAAATCTGCATGTCAGATTCGAAGTTCATGCGGGCTTCGTTACTTTCAACGGCATTGATTTCGGTCTTCGGAACCTTCTGGAACGACACTTTCGCAGAATAGTAACGGTCAGCCTTACCGCGCTGGTTGTGGAACCAGATTGCCGTCGTATCGCTCGACTCATCCAGTTCGATCAGACGTTGGTAGATTGCCAGCAGCGGGTCATGCGCGAAGGTATAGACCTGAACTACTGCGTTTTTGAATGTTGGAATAGTACGGGCCTTATCATCCTCCAAGAACTGCACGCTGATGGTCTGCTGGTCACCGCCTTCGGTGGACAAGGTCATGACCTGCGGCATGGTGATCCATGAGTCGATTTTGCGCAGCGTGCCCGCGCCGGTACCAGCAGGAAACTTCGTAGTATCGGTGGTATCGAAGGATTCCAGTACAATTTTGGTGGTGGTGACCGATTTAACACGCAGCACCATGTTGTCCAGCTTTAGCCAACCAGAGCTCGCCTGAACCACGTCGCCCGCCAGTAAGCCAGCAGACGAGGCAGTGGTAAGTTCACATTCCGTTGCATTGGAGGCTGCGGTAAAGGTTATTGGGGCCTGATATGCCCTGGCCACGTTCACACGTGAACCATTAGGGATTGCGAATGCCATAGCACTCTCCTGAAAAAAGTAATAAAAAACCCACCAGGTGGCGGGTCAGTAATCAGCTCGGTATTGCATGCTGACTGGATGCGTAATATCGATATCGCTCTGTGTTGGCTGGCGTACCTGCGGTGGGCCATTGATGTAAACTGTCAGGTCACCATCCACCAGCGGCAGCCCTTCGGGGAAAGCATCGGCAATGGATTTGGCAAGCCCTCTGGCCTGGGTTACGCCGCCACCCGCAGGGGAAATGATGTTCACCTGCAGGATGCCCTGGTAAGTGCACAATTGCCCTTCCATATCCTGACCCACCGTTTGGGCTGGAAGGACATAAACGCGACCGTAAGGGTAACTATCTGGCGGTTCGAATATGACGTTAGGCCAGGCAATCGGCAGGCCAAGCGACGCACTGATAACTGCAACGCGCCCTTCCAGCAACTCGGTAATGCGCATTGATTGGTCACTGGCCATTGCGTACCTCGCTCATCGCCTCTCTGAACATCTGCGCAGCATCCAGCGCAGTCAGCCCAACCATACCGCCGGGAGCCTGATTCGAATGGCCGTTCTCCAGCGCATGCGCATAAGGCAAGTTGTTGGTGAAGTAAATCGTATTCACCTGCCCTACCCTGAACACCTCAAGCACCGCAAGGCCGCGAGAGTTAGAGCCCTGCCCGGAGGCATCAGGTGTGTCGTTCGACTCTGTCGGCTTGCTATCGAAGCCCACGTACCAGTTGTTTTTGAAGCGCCCACCGACATAACCATCTGGCTTTTTGATGTCCATCGAATCACTGACCTTAAGCCCACGTTTGAGCCGCCCGGCCTTCGTCAGGTTTGCCGGGTCATCTCGAAGCGCAGCATTGTGCTCACGAACCGCAGCGTTATAAGACGACGCAGTCTGGTTCACCTCCCACGTTTCAGGCTGCCCGACGGGCGACATATCCACCAACCGACCAAGTATTTTGATACCAGTCCTCCGCACCACGCTGTCCATCTCCTGATTTGAGCTATCTACAAAGAGTTGAATGGCAGCCAGGAATGCTTGATTAGCAGAACCGGCCATAATTACGCCCTCAGTTGGATGTTGTAGGAAATCAGCACATCAGCAGGCTTAACCGGGTTCGGCTGCACGACGCGCCATTTTTTGCCGTCGATTTCGATGCGATCATCGATATGCACTTCCGTTTCGAATGTGGCTGCCAGTTTCTTATCGCCAGTGGCGATCAGTGAGCCATCAATTTCGCGGGGTGAATACTCGGTGATGACACCTGTGACGGTGGCGGTTACCGGCGGAGTGTTGACCTCTTTCCCATACTGATCGCGACTGATGCTGCCGCCCCGTGTCAGTTGGTAGGCCTTCCCATTCTCGGTCAGCAACCGGGTCGCGGTCGCCCGCATACGGCGGTAGTCGATTGCCATATCACCCCCTTTCTATGCGGATCTGATTACCGCCGACCACCATCCCGCGCAACGAGGAATAGAACCAGGGGAACGACGGCGCAGCCTTGTTCGTGCCAGGTTCGTACTGGACCGTTACTGCACCCTCAACACGCTCCATAACCACCGCACCACCACCAGCGACCGACGGCGTGAGGTCAATCTCCTGCGACTCGATAGCCAGGCGACATTGCGCATCAACCAGACGTTGAGGAATGGCGTCATCCGGCAGGTCAACACCATCGAAGCGAACGCCAGAGCGAGGCCACGACAGCGGCTGCGATGCGCTGGAGCGCTGACCGCGCCAGATTTTACCTTCCAGAAAGTCCATCGCCTGCATCAGCAACGTCTCACACTCTTCGTCGTCGGCAGGAACGGTATATCTGCGCCCCGCCGCGAATGCGCGCAGGTCAACCACGCTGGCGTAGCTGTTGAAATCACGTGAATGGGGATCGGCAACCAGCATGGCTATTCCCCCAGACGCCAGCCGTGCGCCTTCCATTTTTCGACCTCATCAGGGTGCACATCGGCTTCTGTTGGCGCGCCGGGAAATGATTCAAAATCCGTAACCATCGTCACCAGGTTGCCCTGCGGTTCCTGATTGTTTTGCCCACCCAACTCGGCAGCAAGCTTTTCTGCTGCACGTTGTGCGCGTTGTTCTTTCGTCAGTCCAGCCATGAGCCCTCCAAAAGGAAAAGGGGCCGAAGCCCCCGTTGGTTACCCGGCGATAATGACCGAGTGTGCAGGTTTGATGGATGCGACACCCCAAGCCAGACCAACTTCATAACGCACCTGGCGGTACTGACGGTACAGCGCGATCTGGAAGGTGATGCCGCTCACCGAATCGGTAACGTTCATCACGTCATCAGCGGTGTCGCCACCTTCCGGCATTGCTGGCGTTCTGGATGCCAGCAGAAAGGCATTTCGATCAAACGCCATGTTAGCGGTATATGCACTTACGACGGTGATGGCTGTATTGTCTGCCAGCGCCTGACGCAAACCCGGTGCCGCAAGGGTGATTGTTGACGCAGTTGCGGCAGCAACCATATAGGAATTGTCATCGCCAGCGAACTTAACGACATTACCCTGAGCAATGCCTCCAGTACCGGTATCCATCGCAATGATGATATCGCCAGCCACTTTCGCGCCGTTTACCAGATAGCCAGTGCCAGCACCAGCGGCGACATTTTTAACGCCAGCGGAGTTGTGAATGTTGAAGCCTTCCAGTCGGCCCAGCACACCTTCGCGCAATAACTGCTCGGTACCGGATTCATTCACTTTGAACAGTACCGATTGTTTACCGCGAAGATTCGCAATTGCAGAAGAACCCAAGACCATCTGCAGATCGGTGGTTGGCGCTCCGTTGTCTTCCAGAACTTTGCGCGCCAGCGCCGCGTCAGAAAGGTCATCTTTAACGCTAAACGGCGTGGTGCCGGGAGTTCCGACCATTCGTGAAGAACCGTAATACAGTGCACCAAGATCGGCATCGACTTCATTCGCCAGCGCACGGAAAGCCTGCTTAAACTGGTCAGCGAGGATAGTGTTGTAAGTGCCAGATGGACCAACTGCGAGCTGCTCTTCGCCATTCCATTTAACTGGGGCCATTTTGGATTTGGTGATTTTTACATCAACATGACCGATATTCTGATCACCAGTATTGGGTGCTGTTGGACCCGGGACGATGTCCTCAGTTACCGCAATCGGGGCAACCGGTGCGCTAACAGTCTGGTCTTTAGCTGCAGCATCTGCTTTTGTATTCTTCGCCACCGCAGGGATAAAGCCAACCTGCTCGCGCGAAACCACGTCCAGAGCGGTATAGATAGTCGGGATCAACCCAGTGAGGGTATTAGACATGTTTGATTCCTTAACGATTTAAATGAGGGTTTGATGTGTGAGCTATCCAGCCCTGGCGCCAGCCCTCATCCGAAGGCTGGCAGAAGTGGTTTAGTCAACGATAGTGATGCCGTCTTTCAGCGCTGCACTTTTGGCAGTGTTATCGAGCGCATCGAATGCACCGCGTTTCATGGTTTTTTGCCCGGCCTGATGCTGTGACTGCTGAGAGCCACCGCCGCTATTTCCGGACGCTTTGAGGATGTAGTCCTTCTGCGGATGAGACTCGACCAGCGATTCCAGAGCTTCATCGAAACCAGCAAGTTCGCCGGGCTTGGTGCGGGAGAATAGTTTATTGCCCTGCCCGTCGTACGCCACGACCTTGCCGTCTTCTATTTTGAAGCTTTGCCCGAAGTAGGACCGCACGAACTCAGCGGGGATAGCCATCTTCTCGGAAATGAACTTCGAGCCACCGAAGCGCCCGCCGATCATCTCGTCATAGAGCTGGGTTTCCAGTTTCTGGTTGCGGCCATTGGCCTCTTCCAGTTGCTGCTGAAATACCTTGGTGATCTCCGCTTTCACCTGGTCAACGGCACCAGCGTCGATTAATTTCTTCTGGTCGATTTTGGTCATCATCTCCAGGGCTTCGAGCGCCTTGGTCGGGTCGGTGATGCCGGAGAATTTCGCGAGACTGGCTTCCGCCGCTTCCTTCGCTTCACGGTGAGTTTTCGCCTCGCCATTCAGGGAAGTGATTTTGGTCATCGCCGCGACCGCATCAAACGGGATCTCTTTGCCATCATCATGGATGTACACAGGCATGCCGTTTTCAACGACCACATTTCCGTTAGCATCAAGTTTCAGTTTCATTGTTTTTGCTCCAGCCTTCCGGCCATAGGTAATGGGTCATCCGACCCGGGCACCGCGTCGCATCCGCTCAGCGGCAGGCATAAAAAAGGCTGCCCTGAGGCAGCCTGATATAAGTTGATTAGGGTTACTAGAACGCCGACGCATCCACGCGGCGCAGTTCGTCCAGGGTGAGAAATTCCCCTGCATCATTGAACATCTCCGGCACGGTTATTTTGCCGTCACGCAACATCTGCGCCCGGGTAACGCCAAGCACCTGCTCTTGTCGCGCGTATGGCTGGCGGATGAGCCAATCGGCATAGTTGGTTTGCGCTGATACCTGACCATCCATTGAGGCTCGTGTTGCGCTGCTCAACTCGTCTGGTGATATCTGCAATTCCTCCCACGATTTGGTGAGCAGGACTTCGCAGGAGCGGCAGCAGAAGTGAATTTTGCCGGGGCCGCGCAGATACGGGATTTCATGGCCCAGCGGCTTGCCGTCGAGGGAATAGAGTTTGCGGTCCCGGATGATGCACCACTGGCTGGTATGCGTATCCAGAGTGGAAGACCACTGCTTTGCCTTCACGATATCGCTATTGGCCTGGGCGAACTCCTGCCGCGCCGTGGCAGCCATATGATTCACCGCCGTGCGCGTCACAACAGCCAGGTCTCGCCGTGATGCATTGATTATCCCGTCTTCACGGTTGAGCTTCGACGTACCGGCGACACGTTTGACGATTTGCTCAACTGTTTCGCCCTGGAGGAAGCCGGAGCGCACGGCATTAGTGATTTTATCCAGACGATCCAATTCGAGCTTCTTCCCCCACTCTTTCAGTAATCGCCCCTGGAAAGGTTGCGCCACAGCAGCGGCGTATACCTGTTCAGGTACGATACTCTGGAGCGGAACGTGTTTCAGGATTTGCTTAGGAATGATGCTGCTGAACAGGTCCAGTTGGTACCCAGCTTCATATTCAACGTAGCGTGAAAGCTCATTTGCCAGCGCTGTGTTAACCGGTTCATAGGCCTGTTGATTGAGGTCGCGAACACCAGCAAGCAGCGATGCCAGTCGGCGGGCGCTGTAAGTATCAGCGCTCTTACCCTCGAGCAACACCAGCAGTTTTGCGGCAAGGTCAGCATCCATCTTGCCCAGAAGCGCCACCATGCGCCGGGCGACACTGGTGCCGTAGCGTGTCACATACAGGCCATGCGCTATCGTCTCATCCTGTAGCCGGTCATTGACGGAGCGCGCCATATCACACCTCGTCCGGTGGTGGTTCGTTCAGTGACGCCGACTCCGCCAGCAATTCGCTCAGCACAACATCCGGATCCGCATCAGCGTCGATGATATTCAGCTTTTGCAATGACTTGATTGCGTCAACACGACGAATATCGCCACCCTGGCGCAGGGATTGAATAGCCAGCGCCGCCGGAGGGTTGAACTCTTTCGACTCAACATCCAGCTCGGTGCGAACATCGACACTGCCGCCATCGGATTCTCCAATGTACTCCGCCATGATTTGCAGGATGTTATCCAGTGCGTCTTCCAGGCTGGTTGCCATGGTGTAAAGCGGCGACTGCTCCTGCATCTTCTCTTCGGAGGTCTGGTCTACAGACTTCGTGGAGGTGTTATCCGTTCGCAGCAGTTTTGCGCCTGCCTGGCGCATTTGCTCCACCAGGTCGGCCAGCGACTCTTTACCTGCGCTGATTGAAGAGCCTGTATGTTCGACATACTCAAGCCCCTGCTTCTGCCGATCAGTGAATTTAGTTGCAGAAGATGAGCCAATTACCAGCTCTTCACCTTCTTCTAACCCGAACACCGTTAGCAATGGCACGCGCGCCACGTGCAGGATGTTGTCCTGCTCGCTTTGACTCTGCCAGTGCTTGATATTCAGTAACGCCATATTGAGCAACGGCGGTGAACCACACATGAAACCCGTGCGCTTGGTATAGAGAGTGACGAGGGTAATGTCTTGACGTGACGTCACCCATTCATCGTGAAGCGACCAGTTAGCCTGACCGTCTGCCCCTGTCGCTTTGCGATATATTTGCACCTTCCCGGGCGTGAGATAGCGGATTTGCTCGACTTTCTTCTGCCCGAAGTCGTCACCGTCTTCGATCACCACCTCTTTGATGCGCAACTCAGTCAGAACGACTTTCCCGCCGATCATCTTCGACTTCCAGCCGATCACCTGTCTGGGGTTAAGCATGGTGACATACGGGCGTGCCCCGGTTGCCTTCTCGTCGGCCTTAGTTCTAACCTGCTCAGCATCCACTCGGGGATAATCCACCAGCGCGTGAGAAAGTCCGTACTGCAATGCCAGAGCGAAGAATGACTGTGCCCAGACATCCAGGCGAGTACCTTCCATATCAATGTCTTTTACATACTCACGCAGTCGATCAGGAACTTTCTCGCCAAGCTGGACAGGCTCGGCAAACACGCGCCCGACGTTCTGATTGATGGTTTCCTCATAGGCAGGGAGAAGCGTGGCCACAGCCAGGCGCTTTTTGTAATCCTCTTTGTCTTCTTTCGGCCAGCGGGGCATATAAGCCTCCCCAAGCTGGCGCATGTACAGCGTGCCGCCCATAAGGGCATCGTTAATGTCCCACGCCTGCACCATGTTCCCATAGTCCAGATTGGGTGTTGAAATATCAGGCATGGAGTTAGATCCGTAGTTGGGTGACTTTTCCGGTTGGTTTGATAATCGGGAATTGCTTCACGATGTAGTAACCGCCCGCATCGTTGGGGTGGTCGTTATCGGATTTTTTATCCGGCTCCCCTGTTTTTTCATCCCAGATTTGCTGCTCCAGCGATTCGGTGTAGACGGGACAACGCTTCACGTTCACTTTGTATCGACGCTCGCTATTGCCATTGCAGAACATGGCATTCATTGAGTTGATACGATCTTTCACAGGTGGGTTTGAATCGTTAACAATTACATTAAAGCCAGCTTGCTTTAGCTGAGCGATATCAGTGGTACTGGCATGGGCTGATTTACGAGAATCGCCAGAAGCGTCCGGGTAGATATAGATTTCACGAACCTTGCGGTAATCATTGCCATCGTACAGCCAGAACCGTTCTTTAATAATGCGGATGATGTCCGGCGTGTCATAGGCATTGATAATTTCAGTCACCGCAAACGGTAGACCCAGGCGCAGAACGTGAACAATTCCGGCCATCTTCCCGACGTTGAAGTCCATACCGATATAAAGCGATTCACCGGGCTGCTCCACCTCATCACAATTATTTAGCCTACGGTCAAACTGGTGATAAATGGTCCCGCTTTTCAGGTTGGTGAACTGCCCGCGTAGGTATGCTTTGATTAGCTCCGGCGGATAGCTCGCCAGAAGCGAGGGGATATAGTCATCCGGCAGGTTTGCTTCATTATCAAACGTTGAGGCCTGCACCAGCCCGTACAGGGTTGCCAGTTCCGGTTTATCTCGAACGGCTTTGACGAACTGCTGGTAAACAAACTTAAATCCTTCCGGCGTGGTGGTGACGTCAATCCCGTTTCGCAGGCCATCAACCTTATAGCGCATACGGGCGATGATTTTACGCCATGCTTGCTGCGCTTTGGCTGCGGGCATCACGTCCAGTTCGTCCACCAGTGCGTTGCCGATTTTGAAACCCACGATGGTTGAGGGCTTCTCCATTGAGCGGCAGATAGTGGTTCCGCGGTACTGGCGCCCGGCGTAAAAATGGACCTCTTTGTTGCTCTCGTTGATTTTGACCGTTAATCCCCAGTCAAACGCAACCTCCTCTACTGTCGGGTAGAAAATGTCACGAATCTGCGGATATGTCGGCGCGAAATAGCCCTGATTGATTCTGGGGTGTTCCCACATCCCCTTACAGATCCCACCGCAACCCACCCACGTCTTACCAGAGCCGAAGCCTGCCACATAGGCTTTGAATTTATGCGGCATCGCCAGAAACTGCGCCTGCGGCACGTTAAGGGTTGGCGATATCCCCGTCATCGTCGTTCCTTACGCGCGCATTCGCGACGTTAATATTAATTGCCACGGGAAGTGGTATCTCATCCTCAGGATCGGCGGCCAACTCTTTACGGAGTTTCTCAACCTCCAGCTGTCGGCGCCCGATTTCAATCTGCTGCAGGCGTTGTGCGAACTCACTATCAGCCAGGCCGAGGCGTTTCATTACCGCCTCATACATTCGTTCCCGGCTGATGGCTGTTATCTCAATACCATTTTTGCCGAGCTTTACACCTGAGTAAGCCAGAGCGGCATCAGGGGCCAGTTTCCGGGTATCAGCGAAATATGGCTGTCCAATACCATCACCGTTGCAGCGCGGGCAGCCAGGATTGGGTTCACGGTTGTGGTCATAGCCATATCCGCCCCTGTCATTTGGCTCTTTCCCCTTTTTCGCTACAGCCTCAGCAAGTTTCTCTTCGAACTCGACGGCGTCTCGCCACTGATACTGATGGCCGAATCCCCAGCAATAACGGCAACTCCCACGACGGTATTGCGAAAGCTGATTTGCATCGAAGGTGGCAAGTCGCCACATCTGTTCCAGTACTTCGTCAGCACTGCCAAGCGTGCGCTCAATGGATGCCTTCTGCTGCTGCGCAATGGCATGTGCAACGTTAGGATTCGTAATGAGTTGGCGGCCATAGTTTGGGTCACTGTAGCCAGCCCGTTCAGCGGCTGCTGTGGCGTTCTGGTCCTTGAGGTATTCAGCAATAAAGCGCTTTACCTTTGGGCTCAGTTTGGCATCCGTCAGTTCTTCTACGCTTTTTTTCTTTTGCGCAGTGCGCAATTTTTTCTGCGCATTCTTTTGCGCATTTTGCGCAGATGGTTTTTTTATATGTCGGCGGGCAGTAGCGTAATTCAGTCCCTGCGCTTCACACCAATCCTTAGGTGATACGCCGGTTGCGGCATGATCGGACAAGAACCGCTGCAGGATCTCGCCCCAGTCCGGTTTTGCCATGGGTTAATCCTGTTGAATATGTGGCAGGAATTCGGAAAACATCCGGTCAAGCAGATAACAGAAGGTTTCGTTTGCCTCTGCTGGATTGGTTGTTACACCAACATCGCTACAGCAGTAAAAGGTTGCGTGCGCACATTCATGAACCAAGGTGGAGGCGCTCTTATCGAATACGCCGATTAGATAGAGATTTTCGCCAGTTGAGTCATTAACGAAATGGCGACACATGCCATTCACCATGGTCACGTCAGCCAGCGATACGCCAAGCGCCGTTTCCGCCTGCATCCACTCATCTTTGCTTCGACAGAGATAAATATTGGCTGAATTGAATAGAGGGATCAGGTGGCGAGGAAGCTTCGGCCATTTGGTTTTTGCCATGGTTCTCTTCCTGTGGTTAAAGCCATAAAAAAAGCCACTCGGATGGAGTGGCCTTTGTGATGACAATGAAAATCCGCCCAGAGATGGTTGCTTTATTCGTCCTTAAGGGCGGTTTGTATTGCGTCTGCCAGTGAGCTTATATTCTCAGTTGCATGTTTTAAATCGCGCTCAAGCTTTTCTTTCCCGTCATAGCCAGTAGATGCCGAGACAGAAGCAACAACTATTTCTAAAGCCGCCTGCACAGCTAGAAGTCTCTTCTTTTGTTCATCTGTGTAATCTAGCCCGAAGTAATTATCTAACATTTCACAACCTCCTTTTCATAAATGGAAGTTGCAGATTACGCTTAAGAATTATCCTACGAAAGTATTATCACAGGCACTCAGTGAATGCCTGCTGTAAAGCCAATAAAAAGGCCGCCACAGCAGCTCTTTTTACTTTACATAAGCTTTATTTTTACTTGATACCCCTCAAGACCAGACATGGTCTCATTCGGTATAAACTCGATCTCAGAAACCTCTTTGCCTGTTTTTTTGCGCAGCTCAGCAATTTTTTTAGTAATAAGAGCAGAAATCTCTTCCTCAGCTTTACGCTCCAGTTCTTCGTGTTTCATGCACGCTCTCCTTTCTCACATAACCTTTTATAAATTATAGGTTATCTTCCCAGAAGGTGCTCAGGAATCATCATCCCGGAAATTTCCTAAAGAAGCCTGTTAGCTGCACTGATTATTTCTTCTGTTGAGAGTTCCCTATCCGAAGCAACATAAATTTCTGTATGATCGCCTGTAATCGAGTGAGTTCCTACGCGCATGATCTTAAGATGGATTTCTTCACCATTTGGATAATTGCGCAATATGGTCGTCACAGCCTTGATTGTCTGTACCACCTCAACCGATTGTGCGTTGAAAAAAACCAGCACTTTTTTCATTTTGTACCTTGCTACAGGCTTGCTGCATGTAATTGAGCATCTGATGAATATCATCAGAAAAGGCCGCACAAACTCAGTGCGGCCTTGATTAGTGTTAGCCGGGTAAGATGCATCCTGTATCCCAGGAGCCACCCAGAAGGAGACAGAAAATCTGGCCGGGATAACAGGCTCTGCCATCCGGTGTTGGCTTTGCTGACAGAACCATTATTGAGACTATTGCATTAATAGGAATTAGCAAATTTTATTTATCAAACCAATCGGTAAAATTTATCAACAGATTGATTCCATTCATATTTATTGAAATAAATATTAAAATCAATGAGTTATTGACTTTTTTGCGAAACAACTTTCAGACTTTGCCCGCGCACATACTCTTTAAAGCCGCATCTGTCATTGGAGGACTGTTTCGATTTGCTCTATGAGGGTGAAATCCCGCAGCGGTGTCTTTCGCATTTTCGATGCTCATCAGATAAGGGCTTCATAATAACAATAAAAAAGGCCGCCTTAGCGACCTGTGATTTATTCTTGCTGAATCATGACTTCAACCTGCCATCTTTCTTCTACGACGTAATTCCATCGCTGACTGCTTCTTATCCAGTTCTTATATACAACGATCTCATCGTCACCGTCTTTTATGATTTGAACGAGATGGCACTTTTGCTTTCGCAAGTGCCATATCTTAGGCATATCCATAACAACCTCGACTAAGTTGCTCGTCATGTTATCAATGGCAGGCGCGACGGTTTCGCCGTTCGGGAGCTATCCTAGCCATGAATGACATTATCACAGGCACTCTGGGAATGCCTGCTGTAATACCTATGGCATATATCCATTTCGAAAGTTAGTTTATCTTTTCAGCCCGTCAGTTGTGGAACGCTGGTGCACTCTGGGAAGGAGGTATGGCTGATTACCTCTGGAAAGGAAACATATGTTTAATAATCGTATCAACTTCGCTACAACCGTTTCTACAAACACTACTAATTTCAATGAGGTAAACGAAGAATTAACTCGTTTAAAATATGTCATTGGCTTTCTTCTCGCAAAATTACCACCTGACAACCGAGATGAGTTCATTAAAGATCTTGAACGCATAGGACTCGTGGATGAGGCAAAAGTTTTTTCTGCTTTCAAGTAGTTAACTAACAGTACTCTCAAGGGCCTCGCACGCCCTTTTTATTCGGTCAGGGTGGTCTTGCCGGAAACTCTTTGTGCAAAAAAAAGCCGCTCGGACAGAGCGGCAGAAACAATTACCAGGGAATGATAATGAAGCATGGATGCAATGACTATAGCTGGCTAATAGTTCCCTTATGAAAACTAGGACGATTCTCAAGGCATATATTCTTAATAATTAGCAAACTATCGGTCGTAACGAGGAATTTTTTATTTCTAAGCTATTGCTTCCCTCAGGAGAAGACCGGATTTCCATCTCCTGAGGGATTTTTCTTCTCATACCGCTATGCCATTCCAGAACCCTATTCTTGTTTAGAAATGAGTTGCTCATAAGCACTAAGTATCTCTAAACGCGAAACCACCCTGTCCGCAGCAAGCAAAATAGCGCCGCACTTATGCCCGTTGAACATCACAAAAATAATCTTAATGGGTATGCTTTTTGCATTAGATTGAGGGTAAACATAGATAATGGATTGCTCGTAAGGTTTAACCTTTTTTAACTTGGCGGGTTCGTTTTTGACGAATAATAATACGTTTCTCATATTATTTTGGTAACGTTAAAGTGGAGTCAAATGTTAATTATTGCTTAGACATGTCTGGATAGCATTTTTCAGGACTATTCCGACATACAAACCCTAAGCCATTCTTTCTGAATAGCTCGTAGAGCGACATTGATTTTCTTCGGTCAATTACTTAAGACACAGTTCACGAACATACGCTTGCAGGCCCGTCAGTTGTTTGGTGACGGTGGCGATCCCGTCTCTGAGACGCCAATAATTGCGTTCAGCATCTGTTGTAAGTCTGGGGCCGGTTGCATCATCCATGCCGGGGGCGCTGGTCGTTCCGTTCTTTGGACATGTTGCGTTGATGCGCAGCCCACATTTACCACTGCTAACGCAACGCTGCAGATCTTCAAGCTGCTTTTTAGCATCTGCTAGTTCTCCTGTGTATTTTGCGTCGAGCATAGCGACATCACGCTGACGTACCTGCATATCAGAAATGGTTTCGTTCGCCAGAGTCAGTGCGCTGGTAACCCGATCTCGCTGGGTTTTGTAGTTCAGCGCATTGTCGCGGTAATGGTTCACCGCCCAGGCCAAGGAGACAATTAGCAGGATGATGACAGTTGCAATAATGGCGGTTAAGCGGCTCATTTCTGGCCCCACGTGCAGACTTCGCGTTCAACTTCACGGCGATTGATTAACCCCTGCCATTTACGGCCACCAGCATAAATCCACTGACGCAGACCATCGCAGGCCGCCTGGTAGTTCCCGGCGTTGAGGTGACGCAGAACGGCAGACCGCTCAAACGCCGTTACACCAACGTTGTAGCTGAACGTGATAAGAGCTGCTTTCTGGTATTCACTGACCGGGACCTTAACAGAGCGGTCAACAGAACGAGCAAAAGGCACCAAGTCTTTTTGCAGTAGCGCACGGCATTCAGCATCACTGTATTTTTTACCCGGCTTGATATTGGGGCCAGTGTGCCCGTAGCAAACGGTGAGGACTCCAGCCACATCGTAATAAGGCGCGTATTTCACCCCCTCAAGATCGGGGATCATCGTCCCGGCAATTGCCAGAGAACCTGCACCAGCCATCGCCAGTAATTTGTTTCGTAACACCGGAGGCATCGCCATTATTCACCTACCTTTTCCAGAGCGGAGACGGCAACCTGAACCGCTGCCGGGCGCTCGCTGTGAGGCTTGTCTTTCACCTCATCGAGATAGCTACTGAGCATCTGAGTTCGCTTTTGGTCCTCTTTACGTCGGCGGCGCGCATCAATGCGACCGTTCACGTATGACGCAAGTGAAATAACGACACCGATCAAGCCAAAGGCCATGTACACGACATCTTGTGTCGCCAGTCCTAAGCCAGCGGCAATCGTTGCCAGCCACGCGAAAAATTGCGTGACAATGTTTCCGGGTTGGTCATTCATTTTCATGGTCTCTCACCTCGCTGATCAGCGGGTGCTGGGCATAGTTGTGAAAGGAACAAACATGAGGGGACGGTTCTGCATATCTGCATTTATCGATAGGTCAATGACTTAGGTAGAAATAATCCTGTCAAACGATTCATAAAACTGTCATGATGCATTTTTCAAATACGAGATGTGTCATGAAAGATGAAGACTGGATTATCGGGAGAACTGCCTTTGACATTCTCGAATCAGGCTCAGAGAAATGTATAACTAAAGCGTTGCTCATTGAGTTTCTCACGCGCAAATATTTATATATTTATGAAAATAGCACTTCTATAGAGGAAGTTTTGCTATATGAATCAGCACTTAAGAAAATAAAAAACTCGCCAGAATAAACGACGCAACCCTGATGAGAGTTTTTTGAAAAAAAATTATTCCGCTACAATCCAACAATTTTTTGTTGCGAAAAATTGATTTTCATCATGCAATCACAAAAAATTAAAACAGCGAAAAATTAAAAATCACCCAGATAAATCTCGAATTTAAAGAAAACTTAACGTAGCACCCTAAAAAGGAACACTTGAAAACAATTTATTGGTTAAACTTCCATACAATCCACCACTCTACAAAACCTCACTACACTTGCTATCTGCGAATAGCAAACAGCAATAAAACATTAAGCCAAGCTAAATAAAAAGTTCAGGCACACTAAATAAAAATCACACCAAAAAATTCAAGCCAAAATAAAACCAACAAAACATTCGACTTTTATGTAGAGGGTGTCATAGTTAAATCAAGGTTAGTAAATAAGAATAACCGTATGTAGTAATATTCAGGGAGTGTCAGATGTCGACACTCCCCTATTTTTAAGCATTTAAGACACTGTGCGCAAATAATTTTTAATTCCAATAGAACCGGTTAAAGAATGCGGTGGAATCTATCTTTTAGCTGTGGTGCCCGGAGCATCCCTTGGCGAAAACCAACCGACTTCTATGCCCCGCACGTGCAGCACTACCAACTCATGAACAATGTCATCTGTACATGGGAACTCAGTACTCTGTGCAAGAAACTCCTTCGCTCAGATGGCATAGCCATTACTCATGACATACTCAACTTCAACCCGAGGGAGGTGCAGTGTGCTTGATTGGTTTGCCAAGCCTGTTACATCTAACCTGAAAATACGTAAGCCAAAGACAACAGGTGTTCTTTGAGACCTGGTTCACTATGCAGGAACCTGATATCGTCTATGTTAAGTACAAGTACTCAATTTTTTACCTGCACTTAAACTTGTCCGCTAGCCGCCGATAAGCAAGCAGCAAAAGTATCTGGAGGTAATTATGGCAGATGTAATTTTCGTTTTTCCCAAAGGGGTTATTCACAGAAAAGAATATCTTTTCAAAGCCCTTAACGTGGATTATGAAGTTAACACTGATGCTATTGATACAGACAAGCTGATGATAAATTGCAATGGTTGTTGGAATAAGAGTGATTTTGCAGAACTTACCAACGCGCTTAGGCTAACAATCTGTCGAAGCGAAAATTTAGGAACAGATTCAGACGATGAAAAACACGTATGGTCATTTCACTATCCGAAATAGCAGCTTTCGCAATTAAAAAAAAGCCTGCTCGGACGAACAGGCTACAAAATATCAGGAAAAGACTTCTATCATGTGGCGCCGGGTGCCTCCCGGTGAAACGCTGACTGGCTGCAACGTTCCGCATGCATATAAACTCAAAGGCTACCAGTAATGCCCCACCGCAGAGGGGGATTCACCACTCAGGTAATGTAACTTTACATTAATATAGCGTCAACAATTGAGCTTCGGCCGCCAAAATAATCACAACCAAACCAGTTGAAGGAATGGTCCAGCGACCGAAGAAAGCGGCCTCTGCGCAAGCGGCTGAATACGAAAAAGCCCCGCGAAATGCGAGGCTCTGAATTTGTTGCTTACGAACAGGTAGAAAATCCCATCTTTAGAAGAATCCTAACCACTTATTTTGAACATTGCAAGCATCGTGTCGCTAAAATTCGCAAAAATGGCGCTAACGTGTGACCTTCCGTAATTGTGCCTCAGCATACGCTTCTTCCTGCCAGCATTTCGTTACCAGCTTATCTATCACCTCCGCATATCCGCTGTACCATTGATACTGCGTAAGGTCAGGAACAATCTTTTCAACAATGACACGCGCCAGGCTGGTAGGTACACGGCTGAACCGGTTTCCATTGCAGCGACCGCAAATCTTCATGACAGGAACACCAATCAGCTTTGTGCGCTTTTCATCAATGACAGCCCCCTTCCCTTTGCATCCACGGCAGGCGGTACTGATAACGCCCTTTCCATCACATTGCTTACAAATGTCCTCAACATATTCATTTTTAATTTTTGGCCTGACGCCCTTAACTCCCGGATGCTTCACAACATCCTTTTTGGAGCGGAGGATCCCCTTTCCATCACAGTGAGGACAGATTGATTTACTGGCCGCAGACCGGGAATAGTCGGCATACGCAAACTGCACCAGAACAGGCAGTATTTCGTTGCGTGCTTTATCGCTGAGTTTCATCAGTACGGGATTTCTAAGAGATTGTGCGTACCGCATCAAGCCCTCTATAGCTATCTGTGGATCGCTAATTCCAACCTTAGCCAGAAACAACGAGAAACCCAGAGGGGCCTTTGACTGCACCATTCCCTGAGCGGCCATGACATCGGTTATTGATAGAGCATCATTGCTTGTCGCCGGGGTTTCATCATTGAGCTTCGGTGATTTTGGCGAATAGAATTTCGGCAAGGATTCGAGGTTCATGCTGCACACTCCGTCTGTTGTTTTTGCTGTGTGGTTTTAACTGGCTTGCTGTGACGCTTTACGGCAGGCAGTTTCGCCCGCGCTACGCTTTCAAACTGGTACCGTATGTAATGGTTGATGTTCACGCTTTCACCTTACCCTCTTTCAGCCAGATAACCTGCGTGCGGGCCATCCCCTCCAGTGCGCAGACGTGCGCATATTCGGCGTCGACCAGCCGGGTGCGGCGATCGATTTCGTCATGGCAGGCTGAGCATGCGATAGTTGCAATGAGGTCAGGCGGTTTAATACCTGTGCCGCATAAGCCGGCGAGGCGAACATGTGCCAGAACGCTGGTTTCATCATTGCCGTTACAGACACCTGGTATACGCACCTGGCATTCACGTCCGCGAGCTGCTTTGCATAAGTCAGTCATTACGCCTCCTGCTTATCGCGCAATTGCTGAAACTCGCAGTTCTGGGGAATGGTCAGAGCCAGGCCGAATTGCGCACACCAGGCTTCGACTTTGCAGAGGAAATCGTGCATTTCCCCTGTATCCAGGTCGGAGGTATGCCGCGGCTCCCAGTGAGTGGTTTTTTCTCCGGTAATGAAGTCGGTGTAAGTAACCTCTGTACAGCCGAGATAGGTTTTCTTGAGATTGCGTTTAACCCATTCCGGTGTCGCGTCAGTACGCCCGGATTTGATGAGATACTTGCTGATTTCGGAATACCACATGTGGCTGAGACTGTTCTGCGAAATACTGCGCTTCTCGCGCCATGGCTTTATCTGGAGGCGATAGCACTGACCATCGTTTAGGTACGGCTGGAGTTGCTGACCAACAGCGGCAAAATTGCCACGGTGGAGTTTGATACCGTCTTGCGGGAAGTTCACGCTTCACCTCCGTAGAGGCTAAACGCAGAATGCAGAAAACCCTCAGCATCGAATGACACTGAAGGTAAAGAGGCATGTTCAGATTGTTCGCGCATTTAAGTCCCCTCAAATGCGCACAGGTCGTCAGGTGTTCAGGCTGATACTGGTATTATGGACAGGTGATTTTGGAAAATCAAAACTAATCTTGTGAAGCGATAATATTCTGGAAAGCCCAATCATCAGGCCTTGGCACCTTAGAAAGAATCGAATGAATCAGGTCACCCGCAGATAGAAGCAGCTCTTCTTGATCCTTAAGAAAATAGCGCCATTTGGGGCCATGGAACAGGTTGTTTCGCAACCGGAAACATATAAATAAACAAACACCCAGTTGGACATGAGGATCTTTTGTCATAGCTTGCAAAGCGGCTAATTGCTCCTCCCTGGCCACCTGTGATGTATGTTTTAACTCTCCGCACAAGCTTTCAAATTTAATCACATCGTGATGATAACGCTTAGCAAAGAACTGATATGTTCGCTCAAGAACATCAAAATCCACCACTTCCATTTGCAAAAGTTTCGTCGCGTAGTTAGAACTTTTCCTCTGACTGCCAGCGCAGTCCAGCAGCACAGATTCAAAGAAGGAGAAGTATAAAAAATAACGATTTACAGCAGTAAGAAGAGACTTTGTTATCCTGCCGTTAGCATTAATCAACTCATCAAATTCTTCTGTAAAGTCAAGCGCAGCGTTGTTTTCATCTTTTCCCATTGAGGTCCACCATTTCATCATATTGAGGAACTGACGCCTTTGGCATTGATAGTCTTAACCCGCATTAATGTAGCAACCACTCGGGAACGTGACATTGTCTACCAGCTCACGCAAAAACACGTCAGCAATGACAGACGTTCCTAAGTTCTCTTTTATGCTACACCTGTTGCTCTCAGGTCGACGTTGAGCTTATCCATCTCTTCCTGTGGTTTGGCTGCCAAATTCCACTCAGACATGATTAAGGCTCACATTTCCAGATTGTATTTTGAACACCAGAACCCTTAGGTAAATTTGGGTTCATGTTGGCACTATGAACGTACACAGCCTTTGATTTGCCGTACTGATGGCAAGCCTTTTCAGCCGTGGCATGTAAGCTATCCAGTCCGTACCATCCGTCAGATTGAATGCTAACTTTGTCGCCGTCATTATATTGAACCGCTGCGCAGCCTGATAATAAGCATGCGGCGATAACTCCGAATAAAATTGAGCCAATTTTCATTAATTCCCCCTCAGTATGAGGGGATTATATCAGGCCGCGATTTCTTTGACAGAACACAATTCAAACAGATTTGCTCGCACAACTGCCTCGGCGAACGGTGTTGTCTTAAACTTTAGCCTTTGGCAATATGCCTCTGAAAGGCAAAGTAGTTTCAAGCAAGTCCACATGAGGATATGTTTATGGGTTTTTGGAGAAAAGGTAACAATCCATTCTGGAATTTTGACTCTGATGCTGCGCAAAGAGACAGAGAAGCTCACAGAGATAGGGCAGCAGCTCATCAAGAAAAACTCGATCATGAGCTTGAGTTACATAAACAACAATCGAGAGCAGAAGCAGATCATTCGAAGCTAAGGATACAAAAAAATGCTATGCAAGCCGGGTATGAAGACCAGATAAAAAAATATGAAGCTCAAACAAAGGAAATGCGCATGGTTATTTATAAGCTTTGCTTAAGATCAAACGTTTTAAACGCATCTCTCGATGAGCTGATTAATCAAAACCCTGAAATGAAAGATCATATATTAGATATAATTCAGTCGAAAAGAGATGAGCATAACGGGGAGGAAAACAGGGAAAAATGGTGGAAATTCACAGGAGATATTAAAAGTGATATGGAGTATTTGAAATTTCCTTATGAGAAAAGGGAACCCAAAAAATAATCAGTTCCCCTCTAATCATGCACTTATTCGATGTGAGTGCTACTCACTTGTACCAGACTGACTTACTGATTCAGCCTTTTGCACGAATGCCTGAATCTGTTCGTTGGTCATGTAGATCCTCTCCCATACACCGTCAGAACGCGCTGCATAGCGGCACTACTGCGGCACTCTGCGAAGATGCCATTCCCTGCGGTCTCTGATCTCTGCGGTAATACGACGCCTGGCGCCAGGCTGTAAAGTGACTTCCCAATACTTCCGGTTCTGATGACCTGCCCACGTGTAACCATGGTGCTTAGCTGTCCGGAAAGCGTGTTGTAGGGAATGTCCAGGATGCGGGCAATTTCCACTGCGCGAAGGCTGCCGTGATTACGGAGTAGCGCGATCGTTCTGCTGGGGATGGTGTTATTGCGTCTGCATTTCGAAGAATTACTGCGGGCAGCAGCAGCCCGCCCACGGCAAGCCAGGTATTCTTTGCCGCCATTTTCCAGCCAGGTCTGGTAAGCGGATTCACTGGAAAAGTGCCCTACCGGGATTTTCGTAAATATGCGTCCGGCTGCGCGCAGGTTTGCCAGTCCATCGAGCACTTTGCGTTTCGGGCAGCCAATTTTTTGCACCAGTTGCGCGGTGTTCACTGGTCCGAACGCCGGAATGCGCTTGAGTATTTCTACGCTGATTTCGTCCATCATGCCCTGCCCCCTTTGAAACCAAACTTTGCCCGAATTTCCTGCACCTTCGACATGCTCTGCTCACGCGTCAGAGGCTTTGTACCCAGTACAGGAAGACGCGCCACAGGTGCCGGAATTTGCTCACCATTGCGAATACGCTTGACCATCTTCGCCAGTTCTTCGCCTGCGCGACGCCGCAACTCAGCATCACTCAAACCAACGGAGCGCATCACCTGGTACAGCGTGGTAACCATCCAGTAGGTTGCATGATTCGGCCAGGGGTAAGATTCAGCGTCCGGGTACTGCCCACGCGTGCGGCTGTACTGATAAACCATGTCGACCAGCTCTGCAGCATCCGGCAGGCCGATGGCTGCGCTCTCTTCGGCGCGGCACCAGGCGATAAACTGCCCCGGCGATGGCAGGAACGGCTTTGCCTGCTGGCGTGCTACGCGCATACCTGCGGCAACCTGCTCCAAGGTGGTGATGCCATTCTCCCTGAATGCCAGCAGCCACTGACGGCGGAACTCGTTAACTTCCTCCTGGGTGCGAAAATTGGCAATCGCAGCCGGGAACGCAGCACGCAGTTGAGCAAACAAACCGTTGAAGACCTCGGCTACCTGCTGAACTTCACGAACCGGTTCGCGCGCATCCTGCATTTCCGGAAGGTTGTGAGCTACACGGCGGAAGTTTTCGCGATCGAAGTTTTGAAGCTGTTCAGAAAGACTTTTCATCGAGCACCTCGTTAATCCAGTCGGTGTTGTTGAAGTCGACAGGCTGCGCCTGTGTCTGTCCGGCGCGGTTATGGCGGCTGAGGCGCTGGGTAGTTAACTGCTCCCATTGCTTGCGCAGGCTTGAAGGGCTCAGGATGTTGCTCTTCCAGAATTCGTCCTTGTTGGCCCATTTGAACAACTCGCAGATTTCGTAGTGGGTGCGATTGTCCTGCAGGCGCATCAGGCGGATGGTGTTAGCCCATTCAACCCATTTAGGCTCAGAGAGGCTGGCGTTAACCACCAACAGCCGATCGTAAATCCAGCGGGCAGCCAACAAGTCTTCGGCAGTTCCCCAGGATTTGCCTGCTGGCGTGTAGATCCCCCCTGCCGCTTCGGGATGTCGGGAAAGAAATTTTTCTGTAGCGTCGTCGGAGGATTCGCGAGAATTCTTCGACGAAGATCTTTTAATGTTTTTATTGTTGTTATTACCTTGTTGTTCATGATTCTCGGGGAAACGCTCGCCGCTATGCTCGCCTGAATGCGCGGCATCACCTTCCGAAGCCGCGCCGTTACTGGTTTCGCCATGCGCGGGCTTAAGCTCGGAGATTTGCGCGGGATAATGCGCGGGTAAATCGTCCATTTTTTGAGCATATTCAGCATAATTTGTGATGGTTATCACACTGCCTTTTCGCTTCTCTCCTGACCGGGAAATCATCCCTTCTCGCTCAAAAACGTCCAGCATTCTGTCGACAGCGTGGCGGCTGCATGGCTTCCCCTCTCTGTCGCATAAATTCAGCCCCAAATCGGCTGAGGTGGTTACCAGTTGTCCGGTCTGCAGCGGCCACTGGCGCCCTTTGAAGTTCGCTGTGTACGGCTGGCGGGCAGCGCTGAGCAAAAGGTTGTCCCATAAGGTGCGCAGGAAAACATCTTTCGACCATGGCTGCTTAAGCACGCTCCGGTACAACGGGATGAATCCGGTTTTCTGGTTCTCCATCCGGTTGCTCCTGGCGGCGGAATGCGCCGCGAAATTTGCATAGGCGACGTTCGACATAGCTATGACTCCCGCGCCTGGTGTTTTGAATTACTGTTTGTCATAATGACCTCGCAAATACATCTCCGTTTTTGCACCGAAGGCCGGTACTGTTAGCGCAGTCCGGTCTTCACCCTTTCTGTAGTTTTCACATGGCTCCCAGCATCGAAGTAACCATCGACATCAGTGGACCTACCTGCTCCGGCATAAGCTTGAATAGCGATGCAATACCCTCACTGACCTCCTTCAATTTTTGATGTTCTGGCGCACCGAGAAGCACCGCCTGCTTTGCTTCGGAACACTCTTTCATCGCTGCAGCAATGCGGGACATGATGTCTTCTTGTGGCACTAGGCGGGAGCGAAACTCCAGCGGCAGAACAGCCATGATTGACGGGGTCAGTACGCGAACGTTCTCGCGGTACTGCTCAGAGTCGAACCGGTTATCCAGAAAGCGAAAGAGCTTCTGACGCGCCCGGCTGATGTCTTTCGGAAAATCGATAGTGCATGCACCAACATCCCGGTATTCATTGATAATCAGCGCCGCAACGACATCCTGATTGTCGATAGCCGCCGACCATGCGCGCACTGCATCACGCACCCGGTCATGACTATCGTCCTGCTTTGCTTGAGTGCGATTTATCATCGCTACCGATGACATTTCGGTATTTTGTTGATACGTAAGTGATTGCGTGTGCATTGCTTTCCCTTTCGTGGTTAGGGGCGCCGATCAGACGACATGGGTTGTAGGGTGTGGAAATAAGTCGGGCAAGTCGGGACGTATTTCGTGCGCTTTAATCTCACCGCCAGTGGCAGAAACGATCGCTGTAACTTTCTCCGGTGAAACAGTGCCGCCATTTAGCCACTTGTGAACTGCTGGCTGGCTTACGCCACAAATCACAGCAAGGCGCTTTTGACTGCCAACAATTTTTAAAGCTCGTTGGATAACTTCGTTCATGGGGTTACCTATTGGATTACTGAAGCAACCAAAAGATAACTTAAGTTATGAACCATGTCCATAACATATGTTATTTTACTTTCAATAACTACGGTTATACATTGAAAATTATGAAAACATTCTCAGAACGCTTAATCGCAGCTATGAGCTCTGCTGGCCTTTCGCAGGGTCAGTTGGCCGAGCTCGTGGGTATTTCTCAGCCTGCGATCCAAAAAATGACTTCCGGTAAAACAAGTGGGAGCAGGAAGATCGTTGAAATTTCCGGAGCACTTGGCGTAAGACCGGAATGGCTTTCGACTGGCGAAGGAAGCATGCGTGCTGATGGCCAGATGCCTCCGAAAGTTGTCTCTCAGCCTCACTCTGATATCTACAGAGTCGATGTGCTGGATGTTCACGCAAGCGCTGGGCCAGGGTCTATGCTAACTGCCGACTTCATCGAGACCATCAGAGCAATTGAATACACAACAGATAAGGGTCATGCTCTTTTTGGCTCCGTACCTTCTTCTCAAGTGAAAGTGATCACCGTTCGCGGTGATAGCATGGAAGGCACGATTGACCCTGGTGACGAAATTTTCGTGAACATCGGAGTAAGAGAATTTGATGGTGATGGTGTATACGTCTTCGTTTTCGGTAACACGCTCCATGTAAAGCGACTTCAAATGCATAAAGACCGATTGTTGGTGATTTCTGATAACACAAAATATCGCGAGTGGTACATCGAGGATGAAGACCTTCAGCAGTTCCATATTATGGCGAAGGTTCTGATTAAGCAGACTATTGCCTATAAACGATTTGGATAACCTCTAACTAAAGGTTCGGTGGAATGAAATTTAGGAAAGTTGCTCTGTCAGTACTGTTTTTGATTTTGCCATTTTACTCAGTTGCTGCTGATTTCGACGTAGCAAAGGAAACTATTAAAAATGCAATGAAAGATCCAGGAAGCACTGAATTCAAATCACTTCGCAACGTCAAAAATAGTTTGGGTGATACATATATCTGTGGCGAGGTTAACTCTAAGAATTCATATGGTGGCTACGTAGGATATAAAATATTTGCATATAAATCAGGAAAGTTTGTCCTTGATAGTAGTTTTGAAGGCAATGATGACTTTGAATTTTTTGCCATTTCAGGATGTGGTGGACGTAATTTAGAGAAAATAGCTGTAGCCCGTAAGCAAGCAATAATAGGGTGTAAAATATCGTGGGAACAAATAACTGATGTAGTTTTGTTTGGATCTACCCCAGAGAAATCGGCTCAGAATGCTATCTCTAAAATAAAAGCCATGAACAAAAATATACCACCTGCAGAAGAAGCTGAACTAAAACAAAGTTTGATTCAGTCAGTTAGAAAAACAGTTTCCGACCCCAGTGTTGTCAAGGGCGTAAAGAATGAGACAAATGCCACACAAGCTGCCTTTATGTCCAGTTGCATCAATAGCACCTCAAAGGCTCTATCAGGCATGTGAGCACAAGTTGGCATTGCCATTTTGGGAATGATTAACGCCGCAAAGGTACAGGAAGCACGGGTAGTCAAGGAATTTGATACGCTTTAAAAACGCCATAATGATGAGACCAGATATACCGTCTAAGGGAGCTCATATTCAATAGGAGACCCCCACAAAAAACAAGGAAATCATGAAGATATGTCAATTAACAGCAATGGCAAATCCCAGCAACAAATGCAACTTTTTCCTGTCGTAGAGGTTGTTTCTGATGATATTCCCATGGGCGTTCTTAATGATGGAACTCCTTATTTAACTCTTTATGGTTTAGCGAAGTTATGCGGCATAGATGACACCCCTTTAAGGGTGTTCACATCCAACTGGGACACTGAAAAAAATAAGCCAAGAGGGCAAAAAGTAGCGTCGTATTTAGCCGAAAAAGGACTCTATGACTTGGATCGACTTTATACTCGAGTTATAAATAGCTCAAACGTAGAGACCCATGCTTACCCTGACTATGTTTGCATGGCCGTTCTTCGGTACTATGCGCTCGATGCCACAAATTTTGATAGGTCGGTTGCAATAGGTAACTTTGTTCGCCTAGCGGAGTATACGCTTAAGCGAATGATTTATGAAAAATCCAATTATAACCCTAATGCTTCTACAGATATTTCTTTCGAAAACTATCTAGCAAGAATAAAGCTAAACGATCAAATACCCACAACTCATTTTGCTGTCTTTAGGGAGATAGCTGATATTGCTATGAATTTGATTGGTGGGGGATTCCCAATGGATGACACTTCATCCCTTGATGGTAGCGTTGGCAACCATTGGGGAAGGTATTGGACAACCAACAATCTTTCTGAAAAATATGGCGAAAGAATTCGCTACCCACACAAATATCCTGAAAACTATCGTCAGTCTGCAGCCAACAATTACATTAACCCATGGATTTACCCGATTGAATCCTTAGGTGTTTTCAGAAAATGGCTTCATGAAAATTATGCAATGGAAAAACTAAAGCCATATTTAGAAAACAAAGGCATTAGCAATATCGTTGCGCTACTCGAATCTGTTAAAAAGCCAGAATTGCCAATTAGTCATTGAATATATTATAACCCGGCTACCGCGCCGGGTTTTTTATACACCTTTGCTGACCAGTTCCGCCGCATCCCTGTTCGCGCCCCTCCCTATCACATTCCCGGTTACGCGACGGTTGTACTACAGATTATCGACCAAGTTGTCTCTGGTGATGGGCACCCTCTCGCCGATCAGCTCAATAACCGCTAGGCCAATGGCATTCAAACTAGCCCCGCTTTATTCTCATTCCTATCCATACGAACCTCCATCTTGTTGTTTTTATACGCACAACACCCAGTTTTTACAAAGTTAAATTCCTTTTGTTATCATATGATTATAACTTTTATAATGGGAAATATAATATAAGTTATTGCCAAAGCCAATAACTAAAGTTATCTTTAGCTCATCAAAACGAAACAGCGATGCGGCAATCATAAGTCAAGCCGCGCTAATCGTTCCGATGACCGCTTTGACCTACGACCCAAATCACCGGGATGCCTGAATCGTAGCGAGTGCGAGGGGTGCAGCGTACGTGTAAGCGTAGGCGTGACCAGAACAGGTGCTTTACCAGAGGCCATTTACCAGTGGCCTGCGGTTAAAAAACGCGACCTAAGTCGCGTTAGAAAGTTACTTAGGCTGTGGTTGTGGCGGCTTAGGAGTTGGCCGCGGAATTGCGTGGTTAGGTATTATTTCTTTTCTGCTCATTGGTCGCCCCGAAAGGTTTACCGACGTGGTAAATCTCCGGCAAACCAGCCAATAATTTTAATGTGCCAAGGGAGATTAGGATCATGCTCAGGACCATAACCTTTTCGGATATTAGTCCTGATTATTGCCAGATCTGAAAGAGCAAGCCATGGCTTGTGATCTCCATCTTCGATCTCGACGATTTTATCCAGCAACTCATCATCAGAATATCTAGATTCAAGAGTAAGGAGTTTCATATATGACCTACTTTGAGCCGATGAATGTTCTGATGCTTTGGCGTACTGATAGGTCATCTGAATGGCAGTTAGCACCGCCACTGCGAGGCCAAACCAGAATGCCCCTTGGACCCCAGAGAAAACTGCTGAACCAAGAATAAGAAGGATTAGCGATATCAACTTATCAATACGCCACGTAATTTTGCTGAACATATACTCAAAATTATATGAGTATTCAATTCGATAAAGCAGATCTTCTCTTTCCATTTATCTGAGTTCTCTTCAACAACCTCTACTTTTTCGGCGTTGGCGCTGGTTTCGGTTGTGGTTTTGGCTGCAATCGAGACGGCATATGGTCATTAGCAAAGCCTTTTTTGTCGCTCATTTTCATTCCTTAACTTGTCTATGGAATAAACAATTTATCAATTTCCTTTGTCTGTGGAAAGTAGGGAAACCACGTGCCGGGCGTGGTTAAACATCCCGGCATTCATTTTCATAAAGCCGCCTCATTGAAGCGGCTTTTTTCATACCTCAGTCGCTTCAACAAGGCGGCTTAGTTATTACAACCGGGCGGCTCTATCCACCGTCTTTTTTATGCGCACAGGTTTATTAACGTTCCGCCAGCCGGGCGATAACGGCACAGAGAGGAGGCAAACAATGGTTAAGCAATATCAGGATGTGAAAGTCATCGATCTGCAATGCATTTACGAAATTCAGGGTGATGAGACTGTCTGTGATGCCGACAAACAGCAGGCAACTATTGAGTCGCAGACCTACGAATGGCTGCAGGCTGACAAAGCCAAATACGGATTTGAAGTATGACCGGCGCGTTATTCGCTTTAGTCCTGACCGTGGGCCTTTCCAACGGTGATTTTCAGGATGTGGTACTGGGCGTCTACGAAACACAGCAGCAATGCGAAGCCGCAGCCGAAGAACAGCAGGTAGCTGGCGAGTGTTTCCCAATTGAACGCATTATCCGAGCAGATGAACAGCCAGCCGGTTACCCGGCCGATTTGTGAGGGGGTATTAACGTGAAAGTTAAATGCGCGTACTGCCGCAAAGAAATTGAAGCAGAAACGACTGTTAAAGCCACTCTTCTGTATCGCTATGGCGCCCAACTGGCACGCAAAGAAAACGATTATTGCTCAAAGCAATGCGCCGAGCATGACCAGATGGCGCACGAATCGTAAAACCCGCCGAAGCGGGCTGTACGTCCGGTGACACCGACCAAAGCACACCGGAATTTTTAACACCAATAAACCGCAGGCGGCTTATTCAGCGCCGGGGATTCTATTACCCAAAGGAGTCACAACGCAATGAACACATACGCGTTCCTCGTTAAGGCTAAGGCAAAATCTGACTTTAAAAGTCTCTTTTGCTGGTTCTCCGCAAAATCAGATTCGCGTGCAGAACGCGAAATTCTTAACAAACTCGATGACGCTGAAATCGAAGTTGGCCGTGGTGCTGATTACCAGTTACCCGTTCGCACAAACTTGCATGCCGTCGATGACCTCCCTGCCGAGGGCGTCCTCGATAATACCTGGTGCGATCGCTATGAGCTCGGCGACGACGGACTTACCTGGCAGAAAATCGCCACGGTAGCACCTGTGGTTAAAGAAGAACCAGTAGAAGCCAGCCCTGGCGCCATTGATCAAAAAGTTGAGGATGCTAAGCAATGGCCCGTCGCGCAGATGCCGATGCGTTCTCTGCTGCTTTCTCAGTTCATCAGTGAAGAATTTACCCACCACGTAACCGCAGAACAGCGCAAACAGATCTCCGCGCTGGCTATGGACACGGATAACAGCTATGTCCAGAACATGCTGCTGGCTGCCGAAAATGCCGATGGGTTTAAAAGCCTGTCCACTTACGACGTATGGAAATACACCCAGGCCGTTAAGACAGTCTTCGCGCAGGATAAACGTCACGAACTCGGCGCTGTGGTTACTTTCACCAAAGCATGGGTTTCTACTCCGCATATCGATCGTGGGCTGCTCGTTAAAGAGTGGGCCAGCGGCAAACGCATCACTTCCATTCAGCGCACCGATACCGGCACGAACGCGGGTGGCGGCAATGAGACTGATCGCAACCCGGACTATGTGCATACCCTGGACACTCTGGATGTTGAGATCGCGCTGGCCACTCTGCCGATGGATTTCAACATCTACGATATCCCGGGTGGTGCACACCGTCGTGCTAAAGAAATCGTCCAGAAAAAAGAAAGCCCGTTTAAGGAGTGGTCTGTTGCGCTGCGCAAAACCGCTGGCATCCTGGATTACTCGCGCGCGGCAATCTTCGCACTCATCCGCGGCGCCGCAGAAGACGTCCATCACTTCCCGGCGCTTCTGCATCGATATATCAACAAAAGTCTGGCTGAAAGCAACCACAAAGCACCAACTGAAGAAACCCTGGCGGCAGCCGGACACGCGCCGGAAGCGAGCTGGGAGAATGAAGTTAAAGAACAGGTTGCAGCAGAGCAGAAAGCAGCAGCCGAACAGCCAGAAATTGCCAACCTCGGCGGCGGCGTGTTCTCCATCGAAGGCCTGATAAACAAAAAACAACCACAAACAGATGACCGTTCACCGGTTAATGAGGAGGCCACTAGCGATGTGCAGATGGAAACGACTGTCACGGTCCAAAGCAAAACTGATAGTGAAGTATCAACAGGCCAGAGCGCTGATGGCACTGGTGCGCCAGCAACTACCCTGACGGCCAAAGAGATTCTGGCTCCGGTCGGCGAAGTGCTGGCATCTGCGATGGCGAAATTCGATCAGGCCGAAGAGATTAAGGATGCCGTTGCCGAACCTGCACCAGAGTACCCGGCTTACTTCGAGCCTGGCCGATATGAGGGTTTGCCGAACAACGTTTACCACACAGCCAACGGTATCAGCAGCACGCAGGTTAAAGACGCGCGCGTTTCGCTGATGTACTTCAATGCGCGGCACGTTGCCAAAACCATTGCCCGCGAACAGTCCAAAGTCCTGGATATGGGGAACCTGGTGCATGCGCTGGCACTCCAGCCAGATAATCTGGAAGCTGAATTCAGCATCGAACCGGTCATACCGGAAGGTGCATTCACCACCACGGCAACGCTCCGGGCATTTATCGACGAGTACAACGCAGCGCTGCCACTGCAGCTCAGTGCAGACGACATCAAGCGATTCATCGAGGAACATAACGCCACCCTTCCCGCTCAAGTGCCACTCGGAGCATCTGCCGACGAAACCGGGCAAAGCTATATGTCACTGCCCGCAGAGTTCCAGCGTATTGAAGATGGTCAGAAGCAAACCGCAGCGGCCATGAAAGCCTGCATCAAAGAATACAACGCCACCCTGCCCGCTCAGGTGAAAACCAGCGGCAGCCGTGATGCCCTGCTCGAGCAACTGGCCTTAATCAATCCTGACCTTGTTGCACAGGAAGCGCAGAAGCCCGCGCCGCTGAAAGTGTCCGGTACCAAAGCAGAAATGATCCAGGCCGTTAAAAGCGTCAAACCCGATGCGGTGTTTGCTGACGAACTGCTGGACGCCTGGCGCGCAAACCCGGATGACAAAATCCTGGTTACCCGAGCGCAGCTTGCGACCGCAACGGCGATTCAGTCAGCACTCCTTGCTCACCCTACCGCTGGCAGGTTCCTGACACACCCCAGCCGCGCCGTAGAAGTAAGTTATTTCGGATTTGACGATGAGACCGGGCTGGAAATCCGCGTTCGCCCCGATCTTGAAATCGATATGAACGGCGTCCGCATCGGCTTTGACCTGAAAACCATCAGCATGTTTAACGTGAAGCAGCCAGGCCTGAAAGCGAAGCTACACCGGGAAATTATCGATCGCGATTACCACCTGAGCGCGGCGATGTACATGAATACGGCATCGCTTGACCAGTTCTTCTGGATTTTCGTCAACAAGGATGAGGGCTACCACTGGATCGCAATCGTTGAAGCCAGCCCAGAATTGCTCGAGCTGGGCGCGCTTGAATACCAGACCACCATGCGAGCTATTGCCAACGCTTTCGACACTGGCGAATGGCCAGCACCGATTGTCGACGATTACGCCGACGAACTGAACGACTTCGATATGCGCCGCCTTGAAGCGTTGCGCGAACAGGCTTAAGGGGGAATGAACATGTCTACAGCAATTTCAACCAGCGAAAATAAAACACAGATGATCGACAACATCTCCATTCTTACCAATGGTGAGTTATTCGACCGTCTACGGACCTTATCAACGGTGATGGCAAACAGCGGCGCATTTGTGCCCGAACATTTTCGCGGTAAACCTGATGCCTGCATGGCAGTGGTAATGCAGGCAGCACGATGGGGCATGGATCCGTTCGCCGTCGCCCAGAAAACTCATATTGTTGGTAATAGCGGTGTATTGGGTTACGAAGCGCAACTGGTAAACGCCGTCGTAACCAACATGTCACCGACAAAAGACCGCCTGCATTACGAATGGTTTGGAGCATGGGAAAACATCGTGGGTCGTTTCGTAGAGAAAACCAGTTCCAAGGGCAATAAGTACATTGTCCCAGGCTGGGATTTAAAAGATGAGGCAGGTGTGGGGATCCGTGTCTGGGCAACAATGAAGGGCGAGGACGAACCGCGTGAACTGGTTTTGATGTTGTCTCAGGCTCAGGTGCGTAATTCAACCTTGTGGGCCAGCGACCCGCGTCAGCAGCTTGCTTATCTCGCCGTAAAACGCTGGGCGCGTTTGTATTGCCCGGATGTGATTTTAGGTGTTTACAGCCCTGATGAGGTTGAAGAACGAACGGAGAAAGAAATTAATCCGGTCTCTGGGGCGAGAAAGACCGTGCAGGAGATCACTGCCGAGGTGGAAACGACCACCAGCGCGCAGGAGTCCACACACTCCATTGACTCGCTGGCCGATGACTTCCGTGAACGCATCGATGCTGCTGAGGATGTCGACAGTGCCAAAGCCGTACGCGCTGATATCGAATCGCAGAAAGCGGTACTGGGTTCAGCATTGTTCACCGAGCTGAAAAACAAAGCGGTCAAACGCTATTACCTGGTCGATGCCCGCAACAAAGTGGAAGCGGCGATCAACTCCCTGCCACAGCCAGATGAACCTGATGCCGAAGCCCGTTTTCTTGAAGTTGAGAAATCACTGACGGCGGCCAGGCGACACCTCGGTGATGAGCTGTACGAAAAATACAGCATCACGCTTACAGACATGAAACCGGAATACGTGGGCTAAGCAACGTCGGGAGGGGAACCCCTCCCACACAGGAGGATTTATGGAGTGGAGTATTGAGGAACTTGCTTTGCTGGCCCGTCACAGTAACCCGGTTGTTTCAGAACTGACTGGCCGCAGCGTGGAAGAAGTCTCGGAGCGTCGCCTGCAGCGGAATATCGAAATCAACTGCTGGGACAAATTCGATCCGGAGTGTGAAGCGGAGAAGAATGAAGGGGGTGCGGCGTGAACATGGAAAAAATCAAGCATCCAGCAATCCGCTACCATGGCGGCAAGTTTCGCCTGGCACCCTGGATTATTGAGCAGATGCCTGAGCACGTCTGCTACGTGGAACCGTTCGGCGGCGCTGCCGGAGTGCTATTGCAAAAGCCACGCAGCTATGCCGAAGTTTACAACGACCTTGATGGTGAGGTTGTGAATCTCTTCCGTGTTCTGCGTGACCCGGAAATGAATCAGCGCCTACAGGACGCATGCTCTCTCACGCCTTATTCCCGTGATGAGTTTTGCGAAGCTCGCGAAGCCACTGCTGATCCGGTAGAGCGCGCCCGGCGCATGGTGGTACGTGCATGCATGGGCTTCGGTTCTGCGGCTGGTATCGGCGGCACATCGGGTTTCCGCAGCGACAGCAAGCGTAAATACGCTACAGCTGCACATCTGTGGGAGCGTTACCCTTCAAACCTTGCTGTCATATGCCAGCGCCTGCAGGGCGTAATTATTGAAAACAAAGACGCTCTGGAAGTTATGCGCGCCCATGACGCCGAAACGACCCTGCATTATATCGATCCGCCGTATGTTCCTGAAACACGCGTCCAGGGCAACCGCTACTACAACCACGAAATAACAGTTCAGGGTCATGAGCAACTGCTTGCTGTGGCCAGAACGATGCAGGGCATGGTGATGATCAGTGGTTACGACCACGAAGTTTATAACGACATGCTGACCGGCTGGTTTAAGTCAGAAAAGGAGTCGCGTATCAGCGCTGGGCGTGGCACCAAAGTCCGTACCGAATGCCTGTGGATTAACCAGGCAGCACAGCAGAAGCAGGAGCGTGCAGCATGAGACCAGACACTATCGACGCCGCCAGCGAGCTTGAAGAACTCCAGCGACAAGCGGCCATACAAAAGCACCGCATTGACCGCAACGCCGAATCAGCGACTCACTGTGATGAATGCGGTGATGCGATTGAAGAGGCGCGGCGCCAGGCGGTTCCCGGATGCCGGATGTGTGCGAGCTGCCAGGCTGACGCAGAAATGCGCGGTAAGCACTTACGTTGAATTTACAGGCCCCGGCAGGGGCCACAGGGAGAACAGAATGCATAAAGTTACTATTCCGCCAGTGCTGGTAAACCGTGAGAATGTACAGGCTATGCTGGGCGGCATTTCACGCACGACGTTCTGGAGAAAACGCCAGGCCTGGCAGAAAAACGGAACGCCCTTTCCATCACCAGCGCCCGGCACAAATCCGGGGCGCGGTGGCGAGCAATATCGTTACTGTGATGTGATGAGTTTTTTTGAATCTCAGGGCCTGGTAGAGCCAACACAGGAATGAATATGAGCGGCCAGGCGCTCTACCGCATCCTGCTGTTCTTTGATATATGCATGCTGGTCATAAACCGCGAGTACCCCGGCGAGTTTATGGCCCAGCACTTTTTCCGAAACATGGGGCTGAACACCCAGCTCACTCATTTTAGTTTTGGCAGTTCGGCGCAGGTCATGGATGGACCAGTGCGGAATATCCAGATCATCACGAAGCTGGGCGGCAAGGTTAAGAAGAACGCCCGCAGCCATTGGCCGGTCTTCTTTTTTTGCCGCAGGGGGGAAGACCAGCTGAAAATCAGGGTAAAGAGCAAACGCTTGTTTTAATAACCTTACGGCCTCGTCAGACAATCCTCGCTCGAAGGGTTCCCGCGTTTTCGAACTGCTTTCCGGCACGTACCAGACCTTTCCCTCGAGGTCGAATTCGTTCTTTTTAGCGAGCCGCATTTCTACACCCCGGCACGCGGTCAGCAACAGCAATTTCAACATCAGTTTGTTTTGTTCAGTGATGGTCGAAGCTTCTACAGCTAACCAGAATGCGCCGATCTCTTTGTCGTTAAAAACGCGTTTTCCGGTCTTTACAGGCTTACCGACATCCATCACACGCAGTTCAGCAACGGGATTAAAACGTATGAGCCCGGTACGGATGCAATATGAAAATACTGTTTTCATGCGCGACAGCATTTCACCAGCAAAGGTTTCAGCGCCGTTTTCCCGCATCCTGGCAAATACAGGCTCCCAGTGCTTAACCTCCATATCCTCAACGACCATTGAACCAACCTGGCTCACAACGTGGCGATTTAGCGCCCGTTCCCAGTGATCGTGTTTTACCAGGCGTTTGGCGGGTGCACTTTCAAGCCACGCTTTTATACATGCCTCAACTGTGGGTGACGAACGCTGTTTATCCAGCTTCATTTCTCTGACGGTGATCGGGTCTTTTCCGGTACCTAAAATCTTTTTCGCTTCTACAACGGCTTCACGGGCTTCTTTTAGCGAAACCTCGTCATACTGGCCGAGAGACATTCGACGCGGCTTCCCATTGAACTGGTAGCGAAACTGAAAAACGATCATACCTGCGGGTGTTATTCTGACGGACAAGCCGGCGGCGTCTGATAGTTCGTAACGCTTGTCACAAGGTTTGCCTTTTAACTTCCTCAGTTTCGCATCAGTGAGCAT